AATGGGATCTCTGACCTCATTTCGGATGGGACCTACCGGGCGATCTACAATGACAACGGATCGGATGAGCGTGGGGCTCTTACCTATGCTCCCTTCTCGGCATACGACACCGGGCCGGATTCCCCCGAGGACGTTTCCACCAACTACCGCCGTCAGGACGACGGAGCGAAGCGGAGCGGTGAGGTATGAGCTACGACCGTCAAATTGATCAGACCTGCCAGCACCGGGTTGTTGAAGAAGCCCTCTACGTTGACGCGGATCGGCAAACGATCCGACCTATCCGGCCGATCGCGTCAATGGACTCGGTTATCGTTCGCGTCAACGGCGCCATCACGGTTCCCTCTCAAGGGCACTACGCTCCTGGGCGCGTTGTAGGATCTCGGGATGACACTTTCACGGTCACGGCTGGAAGCAATGACAAGCTCCTCCTTCAAGTGGGAGTGGCTGACGTTCAGACGCTGACCCTTCCGGCAGGGACCTACCTCACGGCCAAGCAGATTGCGTACATCTTGAATCAGCAAGCGAGGGGGGTCCTCTTCGAGAGTCATGGGCGTCGGTTGGCGGTCCGAACCGTGGATGAGGGGGCTGGGGCCACGATGGTCCTCAAGACGGGCAGTACGTTCGCCGCAACGGCCGGGCTAGGCGTCAACCGGGTTTGGCGCGGGCGTACTATCAACCCTGGTTGGTCCTTGATAAACGACCCCAACACGCTCAACGATAGGCCCACCCGGTGGATCGTCTTTGACGAGCCTCTCAAGAGCACCACGGACTTCGCTGAAATCACCTACACGACCGTCCGTGAAGAGTGTCGCCGTTGTGGGGGCCTTGGGGTTGAGCACGATTGGCGCTACACCATCACGGGCGATGTGGTGGAGGTTCGGGACGAGGCGCTCCTGCTCCAGGAGATCCTCAAAATCATGTACACGATTTTGGGGAGCAACCCCTTCAACCTCTGGTATGGAACCGACCTGGTCAATATGGTCGGCTCGAAGATCATTCTGGCGGAAATCGTGCAGAACACGATCGTAACGAACGTCCAGACGGCCTTCAACAGGTGGCAGAGCATCAAGCGTCGGCAAGAGCAGGACGTTGGGCAAGAGGTAAGCGATAGGGAGTACCCCTACAGGCTTGTCTCCGTCTCGGCGCAACAAAGCTCACAAGATCAGACCGTCTTCTGGGTCTTCATCACGGTTCAAAACCGATCGGGCAACCCGATTGACATGACCCGGGGGATCCGGATCCCGCAACCGCTCAGCCTTATGGACTCGACGGCTGCACAAGGTGTTATGAGGCAGTCTCTTAGCAACTACGTCCTCACGGGATAACCACGATGGCAGTAACGCCCAAATTCGTACTTCGTGACGGCAGCGGGACCTCGACGCAGCTCGTCTACACCACCAACAAGGACTACACGACCCTTGAGGGTGTCATTGATCAGACGGCGGTCGACGTTCAGGTCTCTGTCAACGGGGCAGCATTCGTCTCGGACCCGACCCTTGTCCAGATCGATCTCCTCACCTTCGTGATCCCCAACCCTACGTCCAACCCTGACGGGCTATCCCTTGAGCCCGGGGAGAATACCATCGCGGTGCGCGTGGTGGACATCATTGGCGGAGTCAGCGCCCCGGCAACGGCGACGATCACACGGATCAGCACCTATGCCAATTCCATCACCTACATCCCCACAGGGGTCAAGGTTCAACGCCGCCGAGATTCCGTTGACATCCTCACGGCCAAGCCGATCGTCGCAGCTATGGCCTCCTCGGGGTTCTACACCCCGCAGCCAGAGTTTCGGGGGTTCAACATCTACGCGTCAGCCTCTGCGGCGGGGGCCACAGGCTACTTCCGCGTCAATGAGAACCTGGTCACAACGCCGACGACGCTTGAAGAGGACACCTCCAACGTAGCCTCTACAAGCGTCCGGTGGTCTGGGACACAATCCCTCGTCAGGGTGCGCATCTCCGAAGAGGACGAATTCGGGCAAGAGGTCCAAGCCCTCCTTGATGAGCGCATGGACGCCACGACCTATATGGGAGACCTCAAGTTCTCGGGCTCCCTTGACGGGTTCAACCAGACCACCTACGTCAAGTTCAACCACCCCAGGGCGGGGGGATCCGGTGTCATCAACACGGACCAATTCTCCGACGTCCCTTCCTCCGAGCCCCTCTACTACGTTGTCACGGGGGTTTACTGGGACCCCGCAACCCAAACGGAATTCGAGACACCCTACAGCCAGGAGGTCTTGGGGGCACCCCTCGTCATCGATACCGCCATCAAGGACCTTCCATCGCGAACACAGCTCCAAATCGTCACGGACTACATCGCGGCGATTCAGAGGGTCAACACGGAGATCAGCCTCATTCCCGGCTCAACCAGCCGTGACGTTTCCATCGACCCCTTTGCGTCCGAAGCCGAGAGGCTTTGGTTCATCGTCGACTTCGTTCATCGGTGCGCCTCCTTCTTGACGTTGCTTCAGATCGACGACGCTAATGGGGACGGTATCTCGGATCCCGTAGCCTCGAGCGCCTACAAGCAGGCCATCAAGGCGGCCTTGGGGCTTACGACGGACACCGCCGTCCAGAGCCTCATTGACACCCAATTCGAGAAGCTCGCCGCGAATTGTGACAAGACCCGTCTCCCTGGGCGCCCTGCCTCGGGGCAAGCGGTGGTCTACACCACCACGAAGCCCACCAAGGACATCCCCATTCCGGCAGGGACGATCGTCACCTCCGACGCAGATACGACCAACAACATCCCAGCCATCCGTTATCGTGTGGGTGGGACCTACACGCTTCGCTACGCCAACGTCGACTCCTACTACAATTTCGACAAGAAGCGCTGGGAGATCACGGTTGACATCACGGCGGAATCCACGGGGAGCAACGGCAACCGCCCGGCGAATTCGATCAAGACCATCTCGGGGGTTTCGGGCGTCCAAGTCACGAACACGGAGGCGACGCAGTACGGCACGGACCAGGAGAGCAACGGTGACCTTGCGGCGCGCAGCATCCTCGGGTACGTTTCGGTCGATTCCGGGACCGAGGGCGGGTATCAGGCGACTGCCGTAGGGCAGGTCGGAATCGTCAAGTCCAAGATCGTCAAGTCAGGCGATGACCTCATGATGAGGGATTGGGACGACGTCCGGAAGAAGCATATCGGGGGCAAGGTTGACATCTGGATCCAGGGCCTCCGTGAGCAGCAGGTAACGGACACCTTCGCCTTCACATTCGAGATCGCCCGGGACATCCGATGTCAGATCGTTGACCTTTCCACGCTCACCTTCAGGGCGCTCGATTCACGGGTTACGGTAGACACCCCGATCGTGGAGATCCTCAACAACCCGTCCATGGGGCTTGGGGTTCGCAACGTGACGGCGGGAGCGGATTACGACCTCACGGGCGTCACCATCCTCGACTACCGCACCTTCAAGCTCAACACGGTAATAGCGCAGCCCACGACGCACATTGACGATATCATCACGGCGGACTACCGCTTCCAAAGCGTGAATACCTTCACCTTCACGCTTCAGCCGGTGCGACGGATCGTGTCGGTCGTCGGGGAGGTCTCCGGGACCCTCACACCGGACACGCACTACAAGCTCTACAAGACCGATGATCCGCTCCTCGAGGGGGAGTCAGCCCTGGCCACCGACCACATGGTCATCACGCAGGTAGGCGGCATCCCGTCAGGTGACACCATCACGATCAACGATGAGGTGCATACGCTCATCGGCTATGTCCAGGAGCCTCTCGGATCGATCGGCATCAACACGAGTACGATCCGGATCTTCAACGCCGAACGCACCGTAGAGTTTGACGGCCCGGAGGCGGCTATCCCAGACTTCGATATCATTTCGGGGACCGCTACGACCCCGGCCAAGATCGTCCGAACAAGCGCTTCAGCCATCCTCAATGGGCAAGCGGTCTCTGTTGACTACACCCACGACGAGAACTTCACAGTGACCTATGTCGTCAACGACCTCATTCAGGAGCTGCAACGTAAGGTCAACTCCGGTCCGAAGCACATCACAGGTGACGTCCTCGTCAAGCAATCGGTCCAGAATTCCATCGTCCTTGAAACGTCGGTCCAGATGACTACCGGCGCGAAGAAAGACAAGGTGGACCCTGCGATCCGCAGCAACGTCTCCCTTGAGCTGAACAAGCGCCAAATCGGGCAAGGCGCCGCGCAATCCGACGTCATCAACTCCGTCGATTCAACCGAGGGCGTTGACTACCAGATCGTGCCACTCGCCCTCATGGCGTATGCGGACGGCTCCCGCAAGCTCCGGGAAGAGATCCTATCTACCTACACGTCCCTACCCTCACTGTATGCAGGGGGCGTCCGGGCTTACATCCTCACGAATGCCATGCAGAACCCCACGACGAATGGGGGAGGCTACGTGACTGAGCACCGGGGAGTCTTCCAAGACGACGTAGCTATGACCCTGGTGGACACTCTTGCGAATGTCGCTACGGCGGCGGGGCAAGCCTACATCATTGGGGCGGACGGGGTGATCATCACGGGCTACTCGGATGATGCCACGCTCATAGCGGCAGGCTTCACCACGGCGGCGGCGATCCTTGCCGAAAGGCTGCGGAGGACCGCTAACCACGTCATCGTCGCCCTCTCGGCGGCGTCTTCACCGGCCGACGTTCCCACGGACCACGCGTACACCGTGAGCTACGTCATTCGCGGGGATTCGGGCGCCCACGACTTCTATGCCTCGGCGGTTGAATTCCTTGACCTTGGTTCTCTCACGGTCACCTACAGGAACGGCTGATGGCGCGGTTTGGGATTGTCTACGGCCTCTATGACCCTCGGGATAACGAGCTTAGATACGTGGGTCAAACTACGAGATCTCTGAAAAAGCGGCTCCAAGAGCACACGCACGCTCTTAGTCGCGCCAGATCAACACATTTGGCGCATTGGGTTTCGTTGCTATGGAGCTTGGGGCTTCGACCGCACATCAAAGAGCTTGCAACAGCAGACTCCCGAGAATCACTCGACGCTTTGGAGATTTCAACCATTGCGTCGCTTCGTAGTATGGGCGTTCGACTTACCAACCACACAGATGGTGGCGGAGGACAAACCGGGCGAGTTGTTTCAGAAGAGACCCGTCACAAGCTCTCCGTGGCGAACAAGGGGCGCCCTGCTCCCCACATGCAACAACCGCGTTCCGAAGAGACAAAGCTCAAAATACAGCACACCTTGAAGGGGCGTGATATCGGAGAGTCTAGCCCACGTTTCCGCAAGGACATTACTTTGGACAGCATCCTTCGGGAGTTGTCCAAAGGTTGCTCGCAAGAGGACGTCGCGAAAACCCTTGGTGTCTCTTACAATACGGTGGCCAATCGCTTACGGCAGGCACGTAAGCAAGGCATCCAGGTTCCTAAGAACTACAAGGCGTGGAATAAGGGCAAGGTGCATTCTTCGGAGCATCTTGCTGCTTGGCACCGATCTCGTTGGGGAGGTACTGATGGCCAGGTTCTCTGATGATCCCAACCGGTTGAATTACAATACGAAGCGTGCAGGCAAGGAGTACAACCTCCGCCTTCAACAGCGGGCGAAGGCGATCTTTGCGACGCTCATGGGCCTCCTTCCCTCCAACTGGATCTCGACCGTTCAAGGACCGAACTACACGAATGAGCTGAAGGCGGTAGCGGTTGAGCTTGCCCGGCTTGAGCTTGCCTTGGAGGACATCGATCGCGACCACGGGTTTTCGCAGACGCGATCGGACTTCCTCTATTCCATCGTGGGCTACCTCGTGATTCTCAACGGGCAGCTACCAGGGTTGGAGTATAGCGACGAGCAATTCAGGCAATTCTTCCTCAACCTCATCCAGATCTACTTCCAAGGGGCCGTCCCGGCTGCCATCCAAGACGCCGTGGCGCTCTTCATCACAGGCTCCGTAGAGGTTAAGGAGAACTACCTCTTGGTGCGTAAGGGCGCGTCGGGCCTAGACATTTCAGACCAATTTGGTTTCCAGATCGATGTAGCCTGCTCCGGGAGCTTCCCCGATGATCTCTTCGTCATCGATGCGGCGCTCCGGCAGATCCTCGATATCATTCGCCCGGCGCACACGCTCTACCGGATTCGCTACATCTTCGAGGACAAGTACAGCCCGAATGACCCCCTGGGGCGGATCATCGACTCCATGCGGTGGCGCCTCAGCACGTACTACTACGAGGACATGCGGGCGTATTGGGCTGGAATCAAGGATCGTGACAGGCTTGGGCGCAAGGTCAACCGCACCGTGGTCAATGAGGACCACAGCGATGACTTCTGAGTCCTTTTATAGCTGCATCAAGCTGGAGGTTCGTCTCATGCACATTCCGCAGAACGTCATTCTTCAACGCGCTCACTGCCGCGTCCAAGTTCGCCGGGCCTATGACTTCGATGAGAAGCGTGGCCTCTTCCTCTACCGTGACGAGGATCCCGTCGAGTCTCTCAACGAGATCACCAACGCGGGCCGTATTCAGCTCCATACTTTCTGCTACGGGACGGCTTCCCGCACGAACGGCCTCAACTACATCGGCCTTTCGAATGACGGCAACAGCCCCAGCCGATACGGCGCTCACGAGCGAGCTTTCGGGCAACGGCCTCACCCGCGCGCAGGGTACGGTGACGCCTCCAACGGGCTCCGGAAACCAAACGACGATCCAGCACGTCTTCACCTACACGGGCGGCGGGTCGCAGGCGGTCCAAAAGACAGCCCTCTTTGACCAGGCCAGCGGGGGCGTCATGGCGCACGAGATCCTCTTCACGCAGAGGACCCTGTTCACCAACGACACCCTGACCGTGACATTCACGCTCACCCTGGGATAGAAATCCTCATGTTTTCAAGGGGTTGCGTGTGTTAAGGGTAAATGTTGTCATGTGGGTGTTAGGTGTGCTAAGGTGTTCCGTATGAAGATTCACGGCGTCATCTATGGATTGCACGACCCTGAGACTGGGGAACTACGGTATATCGGGCAAACAGTCACCACGGTTGTCCAACGCCTACGCACCCACATCACACCATCTCAACTCAAAAAGCATACCTATCTTGCTCGGTGGCTCTTGGGCCTTGTGAAACGGGGTCTGTCCCCCACATGGTCGCAGATTGCTATAGCTCAAAGTCAATCTGAACTTGATCGCCTGGAGATTGAGTTCATTGCCGAGGCTCGTGCTGTTGGTGTTCGGCTTGTGAATCTTTCCGCAGGCGGTGGTGGGCGTTTCGGGTATGTTCCGTCCGCAGAGGAGCGAGAGAAGATTCGTAAGGGTAATCTGGGCAAGCCTCATCCAAAGCATACGCCCGAGTGGCGCGAACACATGGCCCAGCTCATGGCGGGGCGGTGTACCAACACGCCCGAGCACATGGCGAAGCTAGCGGAGTCCAAGCGTGGTGTTCAGAGGTCTCAAGAGGTACGAGACAAGATCTCCAAAGCTAAGAGGGGATGCCCTTCCCATAACAAGGGCGTCCCTATGTCCGAATCGGTCAAGGCCAAGGTATCGGCAGCTCGCAAGGGTAAACTAAAGGGATCGACCCACCCTCAATATCGGCACGACATCTCGACTGACGACATCCTCCAGCGACTCTCCAACGGTCAGAGTAAAGTCGAAATCGCGGTGGCGCTTGGGGTCTCACCTACATTCATTCACCGCCGTTTGAATCAACTTGGGCGCCAAGTCCAGCCGCGCCTAAGCGGCGCGAGAGGTGCTTATGGCGATCGAACGTTTTGCTAACAAGGCAAGCACCACGCTTGCCGCAGGGATAGGGTCAGGGGACCTCTCGCTCACGGTTGCCTCGGCGGCGCTCTTCCCGACCTCCGGGCAATTCCGCATCATCATCGAGAACGAGATCCTCCTCGTCTCGGCAGTGGCTGGGACGACCTTCACGGTAGCACGCGGTCAAGAGGGTACGACGGCGACGAGTCATGGCTCGGGCATGCCGGTGACGTGCATCTTGACCGCTGCGGCTGTCAACAAGATCAAGGACGACACGCCCCGTCCCAAGAAGTCCTACCTCCCGCTTGTAGCGGGGCAGCAATACGCCACGACGACGCTCTACAGCACCCTTGGGGCCGGAACGGGTGTTGTTGCGACCCGCCAATACGGCCTTGCAGGTGTGAGTGAGATCACGACGGTCTCGGATTCGGCTACGGGGGCACGCAGCACAAGCACGGGGGTTTCCGAAACCACGACGGTTTCTGACACTGCCCACGGGAGCGCAGGTTACCACCCCGATGCCCTCGAGACGGTGGCTATAGCTGAATCGGTAAGTACCCCGCAAGCCTACGCCCTTGGCGTGGATGAGACCACGGGGCTGACCGAAGATCTCCTCGTCCAAGATCGTGTTTCGATCCGAGAGACCATTACCGTCTATGCCTCCCTCTCGGTGGGCTTGGCTCGGACTCTCGGGTTTGCCGTCACCGTTCCCTTCACAGAGGGCAACGTTTCGTCAACAGGCGCTACCAGAAGCCTGGTCGAATCAGTCTTCTTGGCTGAAAACCTCACAGATAGCCCGAGCGCCATGGCGTTCGTCCATGAGGTCATCTCCCTTGATGAATCCTGCACGATCGGCACCGAGGGAATCAGCCCCACCGATCGATCCCTTCGCGTCAGGTTCTCCGCAGATATGGACAAGGATGGCCTCACCAATCCCGACAACTACGCTATTCGGGCCGTCACAGGGTACCCCGTCCAGATCACAGCCATCACCCCGATTCATCAAGAGGTGCAGGCCGGAGCGTCTTGTAGGGTTCTATCCACCGGGGCCTTGACCTTTACGGACGCCTCCATCGCTTTCACGGTAGGCCACTACATTGACCTCGGTGACGGATCCCCGGCCAAGATCCTCACGGCAGCAGGACCAACCGTCACCATCGACCGTTACCTTCCCCCAACGGTCCGTGCTACCGCTTGGGCAGAAGTCGTCTACACGGGAGTCACTCTCACCACGACCAAGGCTACCGACGACCGCCTCTATCAGCTAAGCGTCCGGAATCTCAAGGACATCTCCGGAGCAGCCGTGACCTTCACGCAAGACTACATCGCGGTAGCCTCCAAGCCACGCCTCACGGCCGTAGACGTCCTCACGGATGGTCAGCTCCTCTTGACCTTCAGCGAGGCAATGCGGGCGGACAACATCTTGACCTCAACGTCAGAGTACCGTGTTGTCGGCACCCCCGAAGTCACGGTTCAGGATGTCTTGCCGATTTCGGCGACGCAGGTGCTTCTCAAGACGAAGGGGATGACGGGGGGAGCGTACACAATCGAGGTTAACGCTTCTGGGACGCCTCACGACGAGGCGGGCAACCCCATCGACCCGGTTTTCAATGCTGCCATTTTCACGGGCAGCCTACCGATCACGGCGCGATCAGTCTTCACTGACAAGGGGCCGATCGCGAAGCCTGCCTTGACGATGCTCTCGGGGACGGGCGTTACCATTGAGAGCCCGAACACGGTCGTACTCACAGGGGCGGCTATCCTTCCGGCGCACGTTGGGCTCTACGTGACGCTTTCAGGGTCCTCCGTGACCAACGATGGGTCCTACCGCATCGCCGCCCGGCTTTCGGCAACACGGGTCCGCCTGGTTGCCTCCTTGAACCTGACGGAGACGGGGACGCTTGCTTGGGCAGTCGTTGATGAACGCAACGGGCAGGTGGCAGACGATCCCTCCGATGTGACTGTGACCGTGAACGGTACCCCGGTGGTTCCTGAATCAGTCATCGGCTTGCTTGGGCAGGTAGTACTTCCCTCGGCACCCGTCCATGGGGACGATGTGCAAGTGGGCTATGCTTGGGTTCCCAATCCAACCTTGGAGTTCCGGCGCCTCAACTCTAAGGAATTCCGCCTCAATTGTTGGAACCGTGACCAGGGGGTTGAATCCGCGCATCGTTACCGCTTCAACAGCACGCTCATTCAGCCGGGGGAGTTTAACCCGCTCGATCTGCGCGCTTTACTTGCCCAACCCCTCGCGCGAGAGATGCACTACCGAGGGCTTGAGCGGGGATACACGGCGGCCTTGAATGACCCCAACCTGCTCCTTTTGAATACACCGTCCCACCACATCGCATACCCTCCGATGCAGCGGGCGCTAACCAACCTCTTCGTCCCCTATGAGGCGCTCACGCTACCTGAAGCCGACGCGACCTATCCATGGGAGCGGGTTGGGACGGGGACAGCAACGGTTTCCGCAGGTGTCTTGACGATCGTTGATGACTCCTCGGGGATCTTTCCCACGGGGAAGCCGATCTTCTGGCGACGTGATTTGGACCTGACGTTCCCTGCGGTCTTCGCGACCTCCTGGCGAATGACGCTCACGGCGCCATCGGCTCCCGATGGTGTATTCACGGGGGTAGCAGCGGGGTTCTCGGATGACGAGAAGGCTTGCATTATCGGCTACATCCTTGACGGGACCACGAGAAAGCTCGGGATCTTGATTGACCCCGCCAACCCTTCGGACATCGCCTCGTGGTCGGGTAGCACAACGACCTCGGGGGCTCCGATTGAGATCGATTGGTCTGTGATCCACAGCTACCGCATCCTTCGCGATCGTGACGGGACCGTTCGTGTTTATCTTGATGGGAGTATCGTTGAAAGCCTCCGGTTGTCGCGTGATGCCCTGCCCCCCTTGGAATCGCTCGAGGAGCCCTTCGATGCCATCCAAGGGGTCTTCTTTGGGGCTCTTTCCCGCCCGGCTAAGAGTACCTCCACGTGGGACTTCGTTCGCTACCTGGTTCTTCCAACCAACCCCCAGCAATCGGCGCCGTCGATCTTCGTAAGCTACGAGGCCACGCAAGTTCCAGAGCGCAGCACCGATCCTTGGACCCCCATTGGGGCGCATGGATCGGAAACCATCACGGGGGCAGATTTCCTCCTCTTGGATTCCACAAGCGCAACTGACGCCGACGCTGGTTTGGTCAATGGTGACTTCCGAGGCTTCATCCGGCTCGAGCCGCTTCTTTCAGCAGCATCCGATGACGTTCTGGATGTGAACCTTCAGGTTCGAACGATCACCTCTGGAATCGATCCGAATGCGGTCATGGCTGCTATGGACGACGGCACACGCCTCATTCAGCTCAGCCTCTTCGCGGATACAGCCTCTCCCAAGTTCAGCTACGGCGGCAGGGTTCTTCCCCCGGACTTCACCCCTTATGCCTGGCAGACCTTGGGGACAGCTACGGCGGCTATGGTTGGGCCGAAGCTACGCATCACGGATACGACCACGACGGGCGGGCGCGTGTACTTCATCGACGATACCGCTGCCCCCGGGGCGTCCGACCGTGTTATCGGGGGCACTACCGATTACATCTTCGAATTCCGATGCAAGGTCATCTCGCATACGGCCGAAACAGGGCCAGATCCCAAGTTCGCGGGCGTCCTTGCCCAGGCTTACGACGGCTCCCGTCTTGTTGGCCTCATGTTCGTAGAGGTCGCCGGGGTTCGGCAGCTCGCGCTTCATTCCGATGGGGTTGTCAAGGCGGTCTTGAGCTACGTGTGGGACAATCAGGAGCACACGTACAGGGTTTCGAAGAGCACCTCGGGCAACCTGGTGAGCGTCTTCGTTGACTCTGTCTTCATCGGGTCCTTGGCCTATTCGAGCTTTGATGCTCCGGCGATAGCCGACCCGGTCGGTGTCTTCTCCTTCGGTAGCGCGACTCCTTCAAGCACCGGGGCTGTATCGGTCGTCGATTGGAGCTACGCCAACGTCTGGCGTGTCCTCGCCTCTGTGCGGCGCTACGCGGGCATTTGGAAAGGCTATGACCCTGACAGCCTTACGGGTTACCACCTCCCGCTCAAGGTCACTGGGCGCAATGCTAACATCGTAGGCAATGCGGTTGGATGCCTGGGCGCCCAATTCATCTCGAACGGCGTCGTGACAGGTGATAAGCTCATCATCGACAGCGGTGCCAACAAGGGGGTCTACGAGGTTGCGGCCGTCACGAGTCAAACCACCTTGACGCTCACAAACAGCCCTCCGCAGCTCCCCGCCCTTGAGGACTTCCGGATCGTCAAGGAAACCGACTGGAGCACCTACCACCGTTATCGGATCTCGAGAACGCCTAACGGAGCTGTGAGCGTCTTCCTGGATTCCGCGACGCTTCCGATGATCGAGGTAGGCTACAACGACCTCGACTTGCCTTCAAGCTCTGTAGGTATCGTTCGAAAGCTCGGCGCGGGCATCCCGGCCATTGCCTTCGGGGCTTTCGATCCCACGAACCTCTCACAGACCTCTTGGGACTACGTTCGTTACGGGATCACACGGTCTCCCACAGAGATGCGAATCGTTCCGCATCATGAGCTAATCAACCAGTGGAACGTCATCGCGTCACCCGAGCACCTTTTCACGGACACGCCGCACGATCATACGGGCTACATGTCCTGCTCGACGGGGATCCCTCCATCGGGGACGCCTGACTTCCTCAAGGATTCAGGGCTTGTAGCCTTCACGATCCTTGGCGACGATACCCCGCTGGTCCCACAAACGCAGAGCCTTGAGGTTCGGAGACCCACGCCCGTAGCGGTTCCGGTATCGGCCCTCAATCGCCCAGAGGACGTCCTCAACACAGATCCTGACTTCGTCCTGAATGACACGCGGCGGAGGGTTGAGCTTATTATGCCGGAGGACGTCCTCTACAATTGCCTAGAGATCATCGAGCAGGATACCGGAGACCCCCATCTGGTCACCTCTCTTGATGACGACGGCGGTTTGGGCTGGGGCACCTTCAGCTACACAGGGACTCACTGCCTGGAGTACTTGGCGGATGCCTTGCCCGAAGATACTGAGAGCCCCACCCCTTGGGAGCTGGTGAGCGACGACCCCACGCAAGTCTTGCGATCGGTAAGCGGTGGCATCCTGACCTATGCGATCGGAGCGATCGGCACGTGCTCGATCTACCGCAATGCTACGCCGCTTCCGGATGCCATCGGGCTTGAAACCACGGCGAGCTTCAAGATCAGGGTCTTGAATGACACGACCCTGGGGCTTGGCGACACGCAGATTCGCGTAGGCATCTCGTTCCCAGAGGTCACAGCGGGGCTGGCCTTCGCAACGGTCCCTACGGGTGAGCGCTATGTCCTTGTCATAGACCTCAATTCAGGCGAGGTTGTTGGCGGCATCCCCTTTGACTACCTTGACGGCGCCTACCACACCTACCGCATGGTCAAGGATGTGCAGAATGATGCGTTGCAGATCTACATAGATTAGAGGAGCAGCTATGACGGTCCTGGGAGCGATTTTCGGACTTGGCCCTTTCGGAGGGATTAGAGCTGGTTGGTTGTCCGGCCTCGGTTACGGCGGCCCCCCAAGGTACCTCCTAGCGGAGTCAGCCGAGACACTCACGCCCACCAGGATCCGGATTGTCTTCAATGACCTTCTCGATCTCTCAAGCCCTGCTACCACCAACGTGGCCAACTATCCGATCTCGGATTTCCACGTGTGGGCAAACGTGTTCTACCCCACGTGGGTTGAGGTCGAGACGCACAGGTCCGTCATCCTCCACACGTCATTTCTCAGCAAGGCCCGCTACTCGACGGTTCCGCAGAACATCCCATCGTATTTCGGCGGAATCTTTCCGACGAGCTGGCTTGATTTCGTCGGCTTTGCTGGCGGCGCGACATTCCGCCCGGTTCCTGTCTCTTGGCGCAAGGTGCGTCTCGTCTTTTCAGGGCCAATGCTGGTCAACTCCGCGCTTACGAATCCCGCGAGCTATCGCGTTCGGACGCACACGGGTGTTGATCTTCCGATCACGTCGGTCATACCAGAGGGGCCTAGCAACTTGCCGGTGGCTGTCTCCTTGGTGCTTGGCGCGGATCTAATCGATCGCGGCGTCCATACGGCGTCCGTAACCTCCCTTGAGGTTCAAGATATCCTCGGACACGTCATATCCCCAAGCAGCTTGGATCTTCGTTGGGTGGCACCAACGCCCAGGCTCACTATCCCCGTCCGCAAGTTCACGGGCGAGACACGTCAGGGGCTCCTTGGTAGGCACAACGGCCTTGCATTCTTCTCCCCCGCCTTGACGACCCCGGCGCCCAATTCCGCCATCCAGGTCGATGAGGTCAAGGTATGCACGCGGGCGGAGGACGTCTACACAATCCCAAACCCCCCAGATCCGAATGTGCTCTTCACCTTCAAACGAGGGGTTTCAACCGGGACGCTTGCGACGGCCGGTCACGTAACGTTCGCAACGTTCGATCGTCTTGGAGGTGCGCGTGTAGACCTACACAGCACCCATCAAGACACATTAGCGGCTCCGACCGACTCGAGGTGCATTGCGACGCTCACCGAGACGCTTGAGCCCGCGCGGGCGCCCAGGCTCAATGCCATGGCGTACAACACGACCGCCCCGCATCTTCGCCCGGTATGGCCCCTCTTCGATGGTGTTTCGTCAACGCCATTTGCTACCGCATCGAATCTGACGCCGATTCCTCCTGGAACGACGACGGTGCGCACCCTTGAGCCGTAGAGCTTCTGTTTATCCCCACCCCTTTGGCAGGTTAGAGGAGATCGGATGAGACTGACAGACGTTTTTCGCAAGGCCACCTCGGCGTTCCGCGCCCAGATGCACAATATCCTCCGTGAGGATATGCAGATGACGCTGAAAGGCGAGGTTTTCATGGTGATGCGCGACGGGGCCTCTGGAGAGATCCAGGAGGAACGTCACATCAAGAACCTCGTCGTTCGGGACGCCAGCATCCTCATCGCACGGCTTCTCAAGGACAATGCCGAGACAGGGCTTCACGGGGCCTTTGTTCTTGCGGTAGGGACCGGCGATACGGGGTGGGATCCAATGGCACCCCCGGCGCCAACGGAGACGCAGAGAGCGCTCTATAGCGAGCTGACCCGCAAGCGTTTCCAAACAACGACCTTCGTCACGTCCGGTGGGCTCCCGGTAGGGTATCCGACCAACATTGTGGACTACACGACGGTCTTCTCGGAGAGTGAGGCCGTAGGCCCCCTGGTGGAGATGGCTCTTCTCGGTGGCAACATCTCCACCAACATGTCGGTACGCAACCCCGTCCCGACGCCGTATGGGCCGAACAGCTCCTTGGCCTACGACGCGCTCCACAACCTCACGATGTGGGAAACCGAGCTGAACTACCTCACCTTCCCCGTCGTAAACAAGCCAGCCACCAGCACGCTCGCCATTACCTGGCGGCTCACGACTTGAGGCTAGAATGGGCAACAAGAACTTCGGCGCGGGCGTCAGCGGTTACCTCGATCCTTCTGGAAGGAATTTCGAGACCGTTGTCTTCCAAGCAGGCAAACCAGTCGTCGACTCCGAGCTGAATCTCACGCCCGATGCCCTCGAGCAGGACTTGTGGCGTCTCCGTTACACCGGATGGCTTGTACCAGAGAACCTTCGGCGCACGAACAATGCAGATTTCTACATTGATGGTACCTCCAATCAGATCCGTGTGTACCCATTCACAGCGGTCGTCAATGGCTGGAACCTGATCATCGATCAAACAAGCGGGAGCGCGTACAACACAATCGCCCTCACAGCGGGGCCTATTGGGACCGCAACCCATCGAACGGATCTCGTAGTCCTTGAGGTGTGGCGACGGCTCATTTCCCCAGCGCCCTCGACAGACGGTAAGAGCCCCCTCGGCCGAATCTTCAAGAACGGCAACGTGAAGCTCTTCAGCCTCTCAGACCCAACGGTGGATTCGAGCAACAACTACGCCGATGACCTTATCGACGCAGCCGTGGGAACCGAGACGACGAAGCGCGTCCAGATTCAGTACCGCCTTCGCGTCATTCCCGGGGTGGACCTTATGTCGTACCCCACCGGGCTAGATGATCCTACCATCGAGGTCCATGGCGTGCCCCTCTCCCCAACAACCCCAGACGGAGTTGTCGTTCCGATCTTCACCTACACGAATTGCTCAAGTGAGGGCGACCCGGGCCTCTGGAGAGCTGGTAACGGCGATCCTACGAACGCATTGGGGACCGTGGACGGATACATCTACGCTACCCCGCTTTGTGCGATCTTCCGACGCAATACGACAGCCTTCGACAAGAACACCAACCACAACGGAGGCGCGGCCCTTCCCGGCCCGTCGACCCGCCCTGACGGGCTCTACACCGACCTGGTCGTAGAAGACGACATCGCCGACCTACGTTACATCGTTGCTCCCCAAGGATGGGACCACACAGAAGTTCTCGAGAAGACCGTCAACCTTCTTCTCGACAACAACCTCTGTTCGGAATGGATGACGACGGCACGTGGCGGAGGCGTTTGGGGCCACACGGTTCTCTACGCCAATGAGATCGGCCTTTCAACGGCCAACGGCGGCGACGGCATCGTCACAGGGGACACCCCTGGAGCGGAGTTCATCGGAGAGTTCGACGCAATCCGGCGTGAATTCTCCGATCGGGCGGTTTTCGAAGTCGCGACGATCCGCGTGCCTTGCCCAGGAGCTTCATGGACGGCGGGGACGGTGGTGACGATCAGCCCCTCGGCCTTGGAGGTCTACCCCTACGCGCCTTTCAATTGGGCCGCCTTTGCTCCCTCCGAATGCACCTGGGTTGACGTTCCTCGGGCTCGTTATGAGGGCCACGACGCCTCGCACCATTGCCTCCCGGCAACGATCGCGAGCATCACGAACCTCGGAACACGGCCCCAGGCGGCGCTTCAAGTGACCATAGGGACCGTTGACCCGATGATCACGAACGAAGACTTGATGCTTGACATCATGATTGCCTACCCCCCTGGGCGTGGCTTGAGCAAGACCCCGGTTGAGGACTTCGGGACCAATAGCATCTCCGTCAACAACCCCGCGCAGCTCCCTGCTACCTCCCCGATCAGGTACGACTCGATGGTCTTCGGCCTTGACCACCCTCACCGAGAGGCTTCCTTGCGCTACCGCACAGGGATCTACACGGTGGTCCTTTCCGCCGACCAAACAACGAACCCCAGCCCAACGGTGGTCCTTCCTGAAAGGGCCATCAACATCATCAGCGTTACGATCAACGGATGGGCCACGGCAGCATGGACCCTGTCCGCCGATGGGCGCACCTTGACGATCAACCCTATGGCGGTCTCAGGCGACGTGGTCTACGTCACCTTCCAGGCGATCCGCCCATTCCCGCAGAATGGTGAACAGGTCACAATTTGGTACAACGCTCGAGCGCCTCAGACGGTCCGCGATCTCAACTTACCATCCCCGCTCGCGATCACACCACGCTGCGTATCCCCGCACCTACACACCCTCACGGTGGGCTCAGGATCTCCAGATGAAGCCTACCCCTTCCCCATGGGCTATGTCCAAGCGGGCGGGGTCAAGGTAGCCGCTGGCGACCTCTTCACGGGGGACCATGAGCTTGACGCCACGGCGCACACGACCGTGGCCAACTTCGATGCAGATACCGGATGGATGCGCCTGCCTAGCTACATCCCCATGGTAGCTCCCGCAGACGGCCTTGTGCTCACGCGCCCGGGAGGATCCGGTGAGGTCGACGCTGAATCCCGCACGTACTACTCGACGGTTGCAGCGGGTTACCAGCCCAACGCATTCGCGCAAAACCTATCGGATCCGAAGAAGCACAAGGTTTTCCTGCCCATCCTGTGTGAGCTGGCGAGTGATAGCGGTGTGGGTAAGCGAAATCAGCTCGTCCTTGTGTTGCTCACAAGATGGGCCGCCTTCGATGCCGTCAACGGTGTCTTCTTTGACACCACGGCGGCTTCAAACACGACGACAGCAAGCGTCTACCGTCTGCGGGGCAACCTGCTTAACGGGAGGTTCTGATGCCATCTGATAAGAACCCCGCCACAATCGTAAACCCTGGGCCAGGTAAGCTCTCCTCGGGTGTGGCAACAGCGTCGGCCTTCATCTTCCCCGGGAGTGGCGGAGGCGGTAGCTCATCAGCGCTACATGCGCACATTGTGGATCCTATGGACGCGCACATGTCAGGCGCGATTGGTATCCCAGCAACTGACCCTGTTACGGGCCTCCCAATCCTTGCAAGCGCAGGCGGCCCGGTCGACGGTGAGAGCGTCTTCGATTTCATCGTCGCAGCGAAGGACCTCTTCCCCGTTCGACCCAACGTCCTCGGTTACGCCACCACCGGAATCCCTAACACAGGGGTCCCGGATTGGGGCAACCTTGGAGAGCGCCCCGCTGGACCGGCCTACACGGGGGGCTTCACACGAGGATCGGTGGTCATCCCCACGCATGAGATGATCGACGGCACCTCCATCGTGAGCGCCACGGTCCAAGGCACGCTCTACCCCGCCGATCGCGGCGTTTTGGCGATTTACTACAGCACGAATGGGCTGTACCTCGCGGCACCCTCGCTGACGCTTGTTGCGGCCCTGTGGCTTGGGAGCACGGCTGCCCCAGCCGGGATTCCAAACGCGGCGTTCAATGAGGCGAATAGGGCTGTCAACCAACTTGACCATACGGCGACGGGTGTCGGGCTGGATAACATCACCCTCACGCACCGGCTCCCTTACCTCGAGGACTACTCCGGCTACGCGGGCTACTACACGGACTACACGTCCAACTTCTACCGCTATCAGCTTGGGCATTACAGCTACCCCATCACGATCGCGGCGCAAGACGCTGGAAGCTGGCTGATGGTTCATTGGCGCGAGACTTACGCCACCTCCCTCACGGCGATTCAACCCGCCGCCATGGTGACGCACCTCTCAAGCGCCTATTGCTATTCGGCGATGCCTTCGGGCGTTGACTTCGACACGGGCGAGATCCGCGAAGTCAACAGGCACAACGTCTACCGTGACACCATGCTGGCCACACCGATCCCCAACACCTACACGGTTTCGGTTGTCGGATCTCCCGGGACGGAGCAACTCTCTGGGGTTACGTTCTACAGCAATCGCTCAACGCCCTTGCTGTGGAACATGGACCTCCGGATCGATGACCTCCTCACCTACAGCTACTACACAGGGACGGTTGCCTCCGTGGGCAACATCCCCGCAGGCTTCGAGTCACCCTACGACCCCATGACGATCGACTTCTCCGACTTCGGAGGCGCCGTCCTTGGGGTCCCATACCACCACCTTCGGGACACAGGTACGCTCACATACTACAGCATCACACATGCTCCTACCCTTGGGGCTACGAATGTCTTCCAAGAGACCAGCGTTCCGATTCATGGGACGCCGGTTCATGCAAGCCCCGTTGGCGGCTATGGTTTGATCCGAGGGGTTTGTCGAAAGCCATTCGTGAGCAGCCTCACTTGGGCGGACACCCCGAGGTACCTTTTCAACTCGTACCCGCAGACGGGTTCGTCCACGGCGTCGACTTCGACCTTCGAGCCATTCACAGATGAGCGCTTCCGATTTGATGCGTCCGCGCTTATCTTGGCCTCGCTTAGGGTTGAACCGAGCATTTTGAACCACTACAACTCCACGACAACGCTCACGATTGGGGACAACAACCTCCAGGTCGTAGGGCACCAGCTCGTGTATCCCCACGCCAACTTCTCGTCGGGTTACCTGCCTGCGGGGCCTGACTATGCGGCGGTCCTTGCAGGTGACGCCGCAAGTGAGATGCGTAGCTACATCCGAGCTTTTGACACGGGTGTGCCCCGCAACACGGGTAAGCTCCGGATCAGGGGCATTCGTTACTCGGACATCTCCAGCTCAACGGCGAGCCCTTCGGATATACGTGATGGGCATACGGGGGGAGCGATTGTGCTCATCAAGGTTCCTGGCCAGACAGGGTGGTTGGACCTTGGCCGGGCCTACGGTGTCCCAGACCTCAACGTGGCGATGAATTACCGTGGCTGCGCGACAGGGGTTTCCCCAAGCACCACGGCGACCGACTTCACGGTGACCTACAACACCAGCCTCTTCACGGCAGACAATGGCGCTGGGGAATTCCCCATCTTCATCCGTGTGATTCTCTTCAAGAACGGCGCTGGGGAACTCCTGTCGATCGACGACATTACTTGGGAAGCCCCCTAGCTAGTCTGCTTGTAATCCCAGCTAGAGAGCAACGGCAGCGGTCGCGCCGAGAGGACCAGCATGGCAAACGTATTCACGAGCACAGGCACCATCACGAACCTCACTCGTCTTGAGCTGGAACAGCTACGCCGAGCCGACTCTTTCACAGCAGGCAAGGCGCTCACCGTAGGCGATTCGGCCTATGGCGCCGAGAACGTCGTCGGTAAGGGCGACCTCAATGCGGAGCCGTACTACACCAGCCCTGAGATCCCCCTTGATAGCGTCTACACGAACACGCCGCCCACAGCCCCTGGTATAGGGCTTTCGACGCAGACAGCGGTAGAGGGCACCCCTACGGATTCCGTTAGCTGGGTAGGCCCTGAGCTGATCTATGACTCCGATGTTGGCTGGGCGGAGACCACGACCCGGTGGCGTGACGATACAGCCGGTTTGAACTTCACCCTCTTCGTTCAAGCGGGTGACCTTCTGCTCATCAAGTCCAAGCCCTCCGGCGTCATGTCAAGAAACACCTGGGCGGTTGGGACGGTTCTGACGGTGACCGCGAACACGCTCACCCTCACGAACATCTACAACCCCTCTTGGTCGACTCCATCGAACCTTCACGCAGAGGCGGACCTCTACAACTACGTCATCGTACGCCCCTCGGCGGCGCAGCTATTCGCGGTCCCAGGGTCAGGACCAACGGGGCGCGAGCAAACCTTCATGATGGTGCAGCCTGGGGCGAGCGTTCACAGCCTCCTCAGCCCCACGGTGGACCAGGTCAATGCGGTTCGTCTCCTGAACGTAGTCCCTGCTAATGCCAGCGGAACCACGACGATTGACCGAGCGGACGGTGTTTATGGCGCCCCCGCGCCCCGCACGTCGCTAGACAAGCTCGGCTACCGTGTTGTGCTCTACCCTGACAACGGGTCGGGCACAGGCCCGGATCTGACGCGACCGATCGCAACGCTCAACCCCCTCATCAACAGCACGATCTCCGCAGACGATCAGCGGATGACGATAGACTACCAGGCGGGCATCATCCGGTTCTCATGCGCGCCGCGAACAGGGGATGACATCAAGCCATCGGCGGGTTGCGTCAATACCACAACGGGGCGGCTCAACCTCTATGCCGTGTTCTGGGTCATTGACACATCGCTCACCAAGGGGAACGCTCGGGGGCTTTGGGCCTCACGAAGCACCTACTATGGGGCAAAGGCCGCAGGTAGGATCGAATTCGACGCCTCGAACAACTGGTGGAAGATTCACTCCGGTATCAGCGGCAAGTACTTCTTCGTTCGGGCGCTTGACGCGGCGGAGACGGGGGAGACACAGGTCACCGAATTCGGAGCCTACGACGTTACGGGGCCTCGAAGCTTCAAGTACCGTAGCATGAGCGAGACCTGGGTCTTCACCAGGCACAGCGCGATCGATGCAGACCCGGCGACCTCGGTGGAGCTAGGTGTTGCTGACAAGATCATGCTCACCATGGGCGACGGCGCCAACCCCGCCATAATCCCAGGCGGAGACATTCAACCGAGCGCGACTTCCGTCACGGGTGGCTACCGAGATGTGACCTACCCCTTGAAGAGCCTCGTCAAAACGGCGAGCTACGGGGCCTACAACAAGGTCCACCTGCGGCGTGGTAACTACCAGATCACCCGTACGATCCACGTCCCTCCAGGTGTCGTGATCGAAGGCGAGGGCTCGGCTACGGTCCTTCGAAACATGACGTCCAACTCCCCGATTCTTCGGTTCGGAGCAAATACGCCTTGGGGTGTCTACGACTTTGACTGGGACAACACTTACCACACGCCCACCAGCATTCTCCCCTCAACCATCATGACGAAGGTCGAGGGATTTGACATCTGCTGGAACCCCAACAAGCGCTGCTGGGGCTTCGTATGGGGTGACACGACGACACAAGAGGTCTGGTTCCAGGAGATGACGCTTGCGGGAACCCCGCTTCACGCGGGCCAGGGTATTCCGCTGAAGAACACCGCGACGCCTCTGTTCACAAGCGAGACAGGCGCGTCAGCACCGGTTGCAAGGCACACGGCGGGCCACGCACCCCGCATTGCCTACGACACTTTCCGGAACCGTTACGGTGTCGTTTGGGTGGAGACGGGGCTCTTCAATGCCCCTTATGTGGGCATCACGCTCTTCAAGGTAACGGACACGGATACTGTGTCCACCCTCTACACGACCACGCTTGGAAGTTTCACCAAGTCTTATGACCTCCCCTCCATTGCCTTCAATGACTTCGACGATGGCTACACCGCCTACGTCTCAACAGCAGTGAAGGAGACTGGAAATCCTGCCTCAATTGAGCTGCATCAAGTCTCAGAGAGCGGCGTCACAACCTACGACTACGCCCTCCCGGCCTACTACGTTATCACCTCCACGGACGTTGCGATCAATACGGAGGGGTTGGCGATGGTGGTGTGGTCTTGCCTCAACCACCTTCTTATTGAGGGCACCTCGGGGTCTATCACGGCGGGCACGCCCTCCACGTTCCATCACAATGACACCATCGACTTCACGACGCTCGGTGTCGTGGCGGGTGATAAGTTCCACCACCTCAATCTCACGGTAGGCTCTGACGTCGAAGGCGGTATGGACGGGTACGTTTGCGATGCCCCGTCCGCCAGCACGGTCTCGATCAAGCGTGAGGATTCACCCGACAAGTCATGGACCGCGCATGCCGCGACGAATATCCGGTGGGCCATCAGCCCCAAGGGTTACATCATGTCGGCCTACTTGGGGGGCAGCGGGCTCACGCCAGGTCTGGTCATAGACAGCGGGACGCTAGCCGCAGGCTACTTCAAGGCGGAAATGCGAGAGCCTGATTTCGTGAGAATTTCGGCGGGCTCGGACGGCCGTTACCTGGTTGTCTTCCAGGCGTTCAACACGACCGCTTACCTCTCGAAGACGACGCTCCGAAACTTCGACGACGGCATCAGCTTTGACTTCATCGATTCGGGGGCCATCCCGGTACAATCCCCTTACCTCTACCGTGAACACATCGGGACCTGCTCGGTTCTAATGGGAGCAACGGGTGGTGCCTTGGAGCCATCTGGCAGTGTCACCGCTACTCGCATGGAGCCTGATGGGTCTTCATTGAGCAATTTGCTGCTTTGCGGCAACACGGGCGTCGCAGCAAAGTCCTTGGGGGCGCCGGATCCCCTGATGCCCCGTCCGAATTCGGCATGGCTCAACTTCCAAATTGCCACTGTGAACGAGCCTTGGGGACCTCGCCGTGGTTATCACCTTGACGTTTCAGCTCGCAATATCGTCCACAAGTGGACCGCCACGCGGCCCATGTCCCTCATCCCGGACGTCACTTGGACGGGCGAGGATTGGACGGTCATCAGCCCCACGCAGAACCAGATCTTCTCGGATACGGGGTACATCATTCTCGACGGAGGTGACTCCTACCTGGTTGATGAGACCTACTTCTTCGGATCTGGGACCAAGACGTACACGGATGGTAACTACCTCCCTCAGACTGCCTCCGGGACCGTGTACTTCCCAGCGTCTGGGATCACGGCGACCTACACGGTCATCAGCGAGCATTGCGTCCTCTTGGACACTGCGATGCCCGCAGGGAAGATCTCCTACTACGCGGTCTACGACCATGAGACCTACTACGACGAAGCACGGCTAAACACCGGCTTGAAGAGCATGCTCTTCCGCGTTGCGTCGGATGGGTCCTTGATTCAAGGCTGCTCACACTTGACCCCCGCAATGAGTCACTTGGGCGAAGAGGTCTTCCTCACCAAGCCCTACATCCCTGACACACGGATCGAAACCGTCAGCCGGAGGAAGGTCTACACGCAGTACAGCCCTAACGTATCCTCCGGGGGCGGTAACGACCCGATGACTTGGGGCGACCTGGCGCAGACAGGGCTGATCAATGGTGGCTGGTACACCAACTACCCCTCGACGCGCATCTCGGGCGACATTGGCTTTGTCGGGGCCTTTGTAGGGGCGCCACGAAGCTACAGCTACCACACGCCCACCGAGGCACCCTTGGCGGCGCTTGCTTGGGGTGAGAGCTTCTTCGCTTCGATGGGTCGGCAGTATTCACCTAGCCAGATTGCGCTCTACCGGCAGAGCGCGGGTCCTTACAATTCGGCGGCCAAGAGCCTTCGTTTGGAAAACATCTCGAAGCGGCGAAACGAGCTGTCGATCACTCCGACCTACATGAGGATGCTGTCGCACACGCGGATCCTCACACGTTGGGGGCTTCCTGCGATCGGGACGGCAGGGTTCGATACGGATGGGTACCGTAACTGCTTCGTGTACCCCTCCCAGAAGATGATGCCTGAAACCAACCCGCTCCTAACCGTCTACTACGGTAACATCTACGTAGGGTACACAGGGCGTCACGCGATCTCCTGGAATGCCACCTACACGAATGCCACAGGCGAAGGTCCTATTGAATACATGGGGCCAGATAGCACCTGGAACAGCTCCAACGTGATGGCGTTCCCGCCAGGAACGTCCGTTGCGCCGGATACTGGATCAGACCCCTACCCAGCAGCACGTAGGGAGTACAACAGCGGAGCCCCGATCGTCATTTGGAACGGGTCCAACTTCGTGGCCTTCTGGACCGAGCAGATGGCTAATTGTGCCACGGATCAACAAGGCAATCTGATCTGCATGGGGACTTATCCTGGGGGTGAGGAAACCCACCGTATCGATGACTCCATCGGAACGCTCAACGATATGAACCGACCCACGGTCAACCAAGTCGTCCGTGTTTCTTGCGGGCAAGGGTTGGACTTGAACGAGATTGGAGACACCACGGATCCTAACCGAGGTCAGATCGCGACACTTGGGGCGGCATTCTCCGGCAAGAATTACTGCGTGGCTTGGGCGGTCGGGCTTCACCCGGATACGGACACAGGGAGCTTCCAAGCGGGATCCACTATTGGAGTCACCATCTTCCACGGCGTTACGGGATCTGGTGGTGCTCAGAGTTACGTCCTTAACACCTCCACCAATGGGCTATACTTCAGCTCTCCCAAGGTTGTCTGGGATGGCCAAGCCTTCGTGGTGTTCTGGCGTGTGGGTGGTGACTCAGGCGGAGCCATCCGATACCAGGTGGTTCCTGAAGAGGGCTTGGGGCAATCAATCCAATTGCGCGACCTTTCTGCGCCTACCACGCAGAAGTTCAACCGGAAGCACAGCATTGGGCGATTCCACTCCATGGGGATGATTCAACTTGGAGACGCCTCGGACATCTCTTGTGGCCCCGGCGACCTCCTTCACATTCAATCCACGCGAACCGTCACCACGACTTCGGGGACGGGCAGCACGTCAGGATCTGTATTGACCGACGGTACTGCTAACTTTGTCGCAGCAGGCATTGTGGCCGGTGATATGGTGGTGATTGGTGGGGCGAGTCGTTACACGATCACCAACGTTGCGGCGACGCAGCTCACGGTTGAATACTCGATCGGAACGCTTGCCAGCATTGCCTACACAGTCGAGCACTACGTGTACCAAACCAAGAACGCTGGGTGGTACACCATCCGGGATTACAACCCGGTCCAGCAGACCATTCACCTCGCTCTCGGCATTGATTGTCCTTGGGACGGCCAGGAAGTCATCGGAGCGATCTTCTCGGGTGTTGGTGTTGGAACAAATGCCAACACCTCGATCTACAAGTCAGATTTATCGCTCCCCATTCCCCTGACGGGGATCTCCCGGGCGGGGCAACTGCTTCCGAGCGCCTCTCAGAATGAGTACTCCACCACGGCATCCGACCCGGCACGCCTCCTGGACGTGATTTACAATGAGCAAGACGGAACCTTTGCCATCCTGTATCTCGATGACAATCGCTTCGTCGGAATCCAAACGGTCACACGTTCGGACTTCAGGGCTTTCAATAGGGCGCTCATCACGACAAGCAGCGTCCGTGAGGGAAAGATCTCCTGGAACGGGCATCACTACCTTGTGGTGTACATCCAGGGGACCTACATTTACTACGCCCTGCTTTCAAGGGACTTCGCGGTAGAGGAGAGCAACGTTCTTCTCTACCACAACGGATCCACCGAGAGGCACATGTGTGGCCTCAACTACGGTCAGCTCCCCGGGCCTCTCAGCTACAACTACGTCGCGTCGGGTTCTCAAACCTGGTACGACCCGGCTCCGGCCAACGGGTGTTACCAGCCACGGCCGTGGAGCCTTGACCTTAAGTGGAACGATCGCCTTGGGCGCTGGATCCTTTCCACCGGGCACCTTTGGGGCTTGAACAATGCCGCCTCAGCCTTGGGGCGAGATGACATCCAGCAGGAGTACGGCCTTCGTACGCTGCTCTATTTCAACGGGGGCACCTTCAACAACCCCGTCACGGGCTACAGCGGGCGAACGCTTACGGGCAAGTTCTACGTTCCTATGATCCAGCCTGGTATGCGCCTGGCCTTCTGGGATACCGCCAACGAGAAGTTCGCGGTTGTTATGACCATCACGGGAACGGGTGGGTCCGTAACAGCAGATCCCTTCGGCATCGCGGCATACTACACGACCCTCTACGTTGACGTTGATTCCTCGCAGCTCACAGCCAGTGACATTGCGATCGTCACCCACGGGCATAGCTTGGGCGAGCCCTACACGACCTACATCATGACGAGAGAGGACGTTTACGTCACGACGCTTGGGGTTGGTAATGCTGCCGTCGAAATCATCGATGGTGACTCTTGCAGCCTTGAGGACATGGATATTCGAGGCGGTCAGGTTGACGTTTCGGAGGTCTTCAACTTCATGGCCCGCCCAACTTGGCGATCCGCAGGTGCGATGGTTGGTGCCCCGTACGACATCGCGAACGTGTATGGCTCCTCTTTGGCGAGGCACTACACGCGATCCTTCTTGTCACCTGCGGGTAAGGTAGAGACTGTTCGCCTCTCGAACGTCCGATCCCAAACGCCCTGCAAGTACGGCCAAGGATCGGACCCCGCCGATCCCCTGAAGGGCACGCAACGAGGGGCTTTCCGTAATAGGAGATCCTGATGGCCTACGTTCCCGCTGTACACTACCTGGTCGACCTCTTCGATGCGCCGGTCGCGTCGGCCAAGATCAACGACGTCATTGCGGCGACGACAGGCGTGAGCGAGATCAATGGGAACTTCGTCGTCAGGGTTCCCGGGGACGTCTCGGTGCAAAACCCCACGAACCTTGCGGAACTTCTCACGCAGAAGTACGCGGGGCTCTTGGCGGCGAATGCTGGCTTCACGGAGGTCATCTGGGATGACCTCCTCGATGCTTCGCACACGGACACGGCCGCCCCCAACGTAGAGGGGCGGTTTGGGGATCGCGGCACGATCGTTATCAATCCCGGCAAGGTCTTCCAATCCACGGTCATCAGCCCGATCCCAGGCTTCGCCCCCTCACAAGCCGTCGTCACTTGGGAAACCTTCGAGTATGTCGACGTTGACCCTCGATCCGATCGAATCGTACGGTCTTACGGGGGAACCTGGGCTGACCTTGTGAGCACTTGCGAGGTCAGCTTCGACAATGGCGTTTCCTTTTTCGCGGTGACGGATGGTGGAGTGGTCAACATCCCTCTCGTGAGCCAAGGAACGGACTTCATCATCCGCATCACGAACACCACGGCAGCACCAATTCATCTCGGCTCTTGGGCGGTTGTGTATTGAGGATCCTCTAGAGGAGCAGATGTAGATATGGACAACCTCGGATCTGGCGTATCCCGAAACCTCAGCCCGGCGCAGCGCGCCCTATTGACCGTCATCTGGCAGCAAGGTAAGCCCCCAACCGACGCCGAGCTGAACCTGCTTCAGCAAGTCGGTGACGAGTGGAACCGGGTGCTGACCCTTCGAGGCACCCCCTCCGGATGGATCTCCAACGATACCAACCCCGGGGATTGCTACGACACGGACCCCTCCCGCTCCAATTGGTTCAAGTTCGGGCGGCAGGTAAGCGGTGAAACCCAACCCGCTATGTGGGCGGTTGTTAATGGATGGCTCATCCCCGTCACGACGACCCTCACGGGGCTGCCTCCCGGCGCGGCGGATAACACCTCGACCTGGAACAAGATCACGCTGGACCCCCCGCCCACAAGCGCAGGGGACTATCGCGTTGACTTCGTCTTCCTCGAGGTCTGGAAGGCTCGCGTAGCACCGGACCCCTCCTCGGCCAACAAGCCCTCCAACAGCGGGCTCTACTTCCAAGGCAACGTTGAGAGCGGCCACGACGCCATCACGGACGACCTTCAGGACCCCGCCCTTGGAATCGAGACGACTCAGCGCGTTCAGCTCCAATACCGGATCAGGGTTGTCACGGGGCTCGTAGGTCTCTCGTCCTATCCGGACGGCTTCGACCCGACCGTTGTGAAAGCCCAAGGGGCGGCAACGTCGGCGACCTCCTGGACCTTCTCGAACATGCGCAAGGAGCTGGGCGATCCTGGGCTTTGGCGGGCCGGAGACGGCAGCACCAACACGCTTGGAACCGTTGACGGCTACGTCTACGCCATCCCCATGTGCGTCGTGTTCCGGCGCAACAGTCAGCCTTGGAACGGTGAGCCCTCCCCCAACTTCAACGGGAGCTTCAACCGTAATCCCACGGCAACAAGCCGGGCTGGAGCCGCGACCTTTTCAACGATTCCGACCCTCACCTCGGACATCTCGGCCACCGCTACAACAGCGACCCTTTCGAGCGTCTCGAACATCGCCCTCCCGCTATCCCCGACAACGGCGATCCTCATCCGGATTGGCGACGAACTCTTGGAGTACTCGACGGCCATTTCAGGAACGACGATTACCTTCTCGACACGCAGGGCACGTGGAACCAAGGCGGAGGTTCATAAGGCCGGAACCCCGGTGGAGATCGTCGCAGAGCGCCCTGATGGTCTTTTCTCCGATCAGATTGCCTTGACGGACATTCTTGACCTCCGGCACACTGTCAATCCCAACGGGTTCGACTATGAGGCGCACCTCAAGGCGAGCTTGGATAAGCTCCTACGAGGCAAGCTCCGGACCTCTTGGAAGTACACCACAGCGGGTGTACAGGGGACCTTCGTACCCTACCAGGACTACATCGCGTCCAGCGCGCCCCCGGTTGCAGGCGCCGATAAGCTCGATTCACCCGACAACATCCGTGAGATCTTCTCGGATGCCGCCTGCGTTCAACGCTGCACGGCGGTCGTCAAGGCCAATGCCTTGGCGGTCCCTGCGGCGGTCAACGTGCCTTGGACGTTGGGGTTCACGGTGAACCAGACAACACGCGCGGTCGTCAATCAGTTCAACCCCAATGACGTCCTGGTGATTCCGATCTCGTCGTTCAAGCTCACCTTGCCTGCGGCGGATCAGGATCAAGTACGGTTCCTCGACCCAGGGTACTCAAGTGCGATCGAGATCCATGTGGATGGCATCGATGGGCCTATCCCACCCTCTTGCTACACGGTGACCCCCGCCAACCCTGAAACGACGGACGACCTCACGATCACGCTTGGTGCGGACTTCCCCACGGGGGTTGGAAGCAATGGGAGCAACATGTACATCACGCTCCACGTGCTATATGGCGCGGGGCGCGGGCTCTCCCACCGGCCACTTTCCCTTCAGAACGTGTCGTACTACAACCCCTCCACGGAGGTCATGACCCAGCAGGAGCAGGCACCAACGAACAACGTGCCCCTTCGGACGGCATGGGCGCCCCTTTGGTCGAAGTACCGCAACACGGTCTACAGGGGCCTGGTGCCCGTCACGGCCGAATCCTACGCGGACCTCGGGTCCAAGTCGGTCATCCTCACGCCCTTCCGGCGCATCGTGATGCCTACCCTGCTCCAGCCGCTTGACGGAAATGGGCTCTGGTCCGGGGCGGCCATTCGCACCGGCACCGTAGGGACCACGGGGACCACCTGGGACTACACCTTCACGGACACGACGGTCAACTTCACCACAGGGGTGGTTGTGCAGCCGGGCGACCGTCTGGTCATCACCTCCGGGACCTGCGCGGGCTCCTACGCCATCACGGCGGTCACGGCAACGCAGCTCACGCTTTCCAGCCGCATCGCCCCTACAGTCGGGGCGGTAAGCTACGAGATCTACCGGGGCGTTGGCCTCATGCCTCTCCTGAAGCGTGACGGGGTGACAGCCAAGTGGACCACGACGGACCCCTTGGAGATCTTCTCGGGCTGCACGGACCCCGTAGCGGCGCGCAAGAACATCTACGTTCGTATGCCTCGCAACCTCGTCCCTGGATGGGGTGAGGTTCGAACCCCGATTCAGCACCGCAATCCTGACACGGGGACCTTCAACGAGGGCGTGAACTTCCTCATCATTTCGAAGAAGGGCGCATCCCCACCGAATTCAGAGAAGAACTACGTCGCCTACACCCCGGGTGGGTCGCCACACTACGCGATCTTCTCGACTTGGAATTGGAATCTCCCAGAGGCAGCGGCGGAGTACAACACCAAGATCACGGTCAGCGGCACGACCTTGGCGGGTATGCGCAAGTTCAATGACGTTCCGTCGCCATCACGCCCCACGGCGCGCGGCCTTGGTCGGCAAGGGCTCGAGCTGCCGCCCTTCTATGGGATTGCCCGCCTCTTTGCGGTCTATGAGGCCCAGGACTACAAGACGAACAGGTCGGCGTACGACTACAACACGAGGGAGCTGCTCACCTCTACGGGCCATGCGACGAACCTCCTTCGCCAGAATATGGACCCCAACACGCCGGTCTTCTGGATTGAGAAGGACGACGACGGTGACTCCACGTTCATCCTCAACGCCGAGGCGATCGATATCACCAAATCGCCCACTACGATCGCGGATTTCGCCAGCGGCGAGTACGTCATCGAAGCGAGCGTCTTTGGCTTTGACCGTGACGCCTTCGACCTCGATCAAGAATGCCGCATCGTCCTGACCCGTGAACGGCTCCAGGCGAATAGCGGAACCAGAGCTTCGAACATTGGTGAGAACGTTATCACCTTCGACGGCCCCGAATGCGTCATTCCAGCTCCGCCTGCGGCGACGGATACGATTCTCGTCAACTACTGCCGGTCACCCTACCAAGGGGACCCATTCGGTTCACAGACCCTCTTTGTGGACCAGGGGTACTATGCCGGACCCTTGACGACGATCAACGCCTACAACATGAGCACGACCGAGCTTGACGAATCAAGCCTCACACGGGCCAATCAGAAGCCCCTTGAGGTCCTTGCTTCCGTTGGGTTCGTCACGACCCTTGGAACGGGTCGCATGAGCGGGACGATCGACTCAGACGTCACGTCAGCTTATTGCCCCGGCTACGAGAACCTCTCAAGTTACCCCCCGGCGACCATTTCTTCGGCACGGCCTCGGGTCCTTGCCCAAGCGATCGGATCGGGTGACTACCAAGAAGCGGTTGCGACGGAGTACCTTGGCTGCACGGAGAGGCTCCCCTTGGGGTCCCTCTTCCGGGACAAGGACTTCCGGGGCGGTAAGCTCAGCGGCTATGGTGACCTCTTCAACGTCCCCATCGTCTACACGCGAACGGCCCCCGGTATCCTCGGGATCAGCCTTCAAGCCAACAAGGAGCTTGAGGCCAATGAGGCCCCCTTGGATTGCTCAACCCCAGCATCTGGGCAGCCAGGTGAGGTCCTTGTGGCGGTCGACGGTAGCCCGAACATCAACCAGTACGTAGCCTTCCGGACCTTCCGGGGCGGGAGCGTGTTCAACGCTTCTGGTGGGCACCCTGGCGGCGAGGTTGCTTGCACAAACGGGCACATTTCGCCGATCTACAACTCCACCAACTTCATCTCAGGCCGAGCTATGCTGGTTCGTAACTCCTCGACCTACATCGGGCTCAATGAGGTTTCGGCTGGGGATGAACTGATGCTCTTGATCGTCACGACGGCGACCCGCTGCGTAGGCGGTTCCGACCAAGATGCGAGGGTCATCATTGGAACGAATGGGACGGGCGAAGGCGTCTCCGCCGCAGACCTCTACCGCATTGACGGGCGGCCCCTGGTACGGGACAACGTTGGACACGACGTGGATCCCACGGCGATCAGCCTTTCGAAGCACTTCAGCGTGACGCTGTAACGGAGAAGCCATGCTAGGACATCTGAACTACATCGGATTGACCGCTGAAAAGCGGGATGAAGTGGCAGCCAAAGCCAGGACGCAAATCAAGGCGGCGCTTTCCAACCCGGCGCTTACGGAGGAGCAACGGGCCGTTCTTCAGGAGCGTTTGACTCGGCTCAACCAATGGGCGGCGGGATCCCTCCCCTCGTCCGCGACCCTACGTGCCTCCCAAAACCAGACCGTCTCCGTGGCCGAGGGTGTTTCGGTCGGCGAGAAGGTCTGATCCTTCTATAGGCCGGTCTCCTACGAAGGAGACCGGCTATGCCTCAAAACATCGGGATCGAAATCTTCGCCAATTGGCAGACGTTGGTGCTGGCCCTCGGCATCTTCGTCATCACATACATCATCCGCTTGAGCATTCAGACCTTCTGGAGGACCTGGAAGGAGAACCGCGTCTACAATGAACTCGTGCTGCACGCTCTTCCGATCGTGATTGCCTTGATCATTGCCATCTTCGCCAAGAAGTATCCCTGGCCAGACGCTGCGCTTACGACCTCCGCCTCGGCGCGCATCTTCTATTCCATGTTCATCGGAATGGCTTGCGGGATCTTCTACGGACGCGTTCGGGCCTTGATCGGAATGGTCAACCTTGGAGTCAAGCTACCTGAAGCCAAGGATGTCGTTCCGGACATGCCCACCTCGGACGAAGGCGCTGCTGCAAAGGCTCCGGAAAACAAGCCGTGAAAGACTTCTGGCGCGCGGTGTGGGAGCACATCAAGGCGGCGGCTAAGTGGCTTGCCATGAAGGTCGCCGCCCCTGGTGTGGCTCTTCTCATTGTCGTCGGAGCCATTATCCTCGTGGCGATTGGCTTCAAGGATCTCCAGATCGGTGGGCTTCTCGGCAAGATCCTGGGTAAGGCCCCTCCCGAGGGTAAGAAGGTCATCGACGTCGCCAACACGATCCCCAAGGATCGTGTTGACCCTAATGGGAATCTCATCCCCATTGGCAAGCCCGACTCCGTGGGGGATACGCAAATCCAAGTGGTCCCCATTGATCAGCCAGGGCTCTTTTCCAACCCCGACCATGTGACGTTCACGTCCCCAGGGGAAACGACTCCCACAACGGTGGTTCTCCCTGACGGTGTGAAGGCCAAGGACGTTGACCAGGTTGTCATCGTCAAACCCGACGTCGTCGTGGTCACGGTCAAGGACAACTCTGGTGTAACCCCCACGCAAGTGGACGACCTTCTCAAGAAATATGGCGGGTAAGATGCGAAACGGCGTCATCCTCATGGTCGTGGCCTTGTGCCTCTTCTTGGCTCGCTTTGCCTTGGGGGCGGAGTGTGCTCCTGGGTCGACTTGTGTGCCCCCCGAGGACATGAAGGTCTTCGTCAAGCTCCTCCAGGAGAAGAAGTGCCTCCAATCGAGCAAGCCGGTCTTCCAGCTTGACCCCATCACCGTCGTAACGGACAAGGACGGGCGCACCTTCGTTTCAGGGGACAAGCCCTACCCCTACCGCCTACACATGACGTGGTGTGACTACACGGCGGACGCTGAGGGTAAGGTGACGGCGACGGCTGCCCGTATGGTCCCGCCGACCTACGGCTTCCGTTTCCGCCCCAAAGCCTACGTCAGCTACCTCCCCCTTGAGGCTATCAAGGACGAGAAGGCGGGGACAGGGATCGACGCGGGCGTGCTTCTTGATTTCTTCCATTGGCGGTGGGCCAACGTGAATGCGGCTGTAGGCGTCCGGTCCGGGGGCCTTGGCGTAGGCGTTGACATCACCTCGAACTTCGGCGCCTACCTCGGGTACGGTATCACCTGGGGATCTTGGCGCCACAACCCCAACGGCGGCCTCTGGTTCGCCTTCTAGGAGGCTTGTCATGGTTTCTGCGGGAACGCACTTGATCATCGATGGTTACGTGCGGGACGCCAGCGTGTTCGACGCTGCCCGTCTCGAAGCGCTCTTTCGAACCTTGGTTGACGCCCTGGAAATGCAAATCCTCCACGGCCCCACGTTCGTGGAGGTTCCCTTGGACGAAAGCAAGCTCCAATCGAGCGTCTTTCAGGACGAGGGTGGCATCACCGGGTCCTGCATCATCTCGACGAGCCACATTGCCATCCACTGCTGGCCTCTTCGACGTTTCTTTTCTTTGGATGTGTTCTCGTGTAAGGACTTCGACACGGCTCGAGCTATGCGGGTGATCCACGAGGCCCTCTCGCTTGAGAACGTCAACGTTCACAACATCAATCGAACGAAACCCGTTGATCACCGGACCGTTCAGGCATAGGTGGGACATGCGCTACAGCTACGACAGGACAGCATACGCGGACGTCTCCATGGCGGACGCACAGCACGCATACATGGACGACCTCACGAAGGACGTCATGAAGGCGCTCACGGACCGGCGCTACAAGGTCAACCTCCAAGGCAAGTACGGGTGGAGCATCATCGGGATTGCCTCCACGCACCGTATCCGCGTCAGCTTGGACCTTTTGGATAACGGTATCATCCGATCCGGCGTAACCTCAGCGCCTCCGGGGTCGACTTCTTTCCCCTTGGCCTCCGGTATTGAGTGGGACTCTACCACCAAGGCGGGCGCCATCGTCAAAGATCTCATGAAGATGCTTCAGACAGAAACCGCCAAGTACGTGAAGAGGTAGCCATGTCCTACGATCGTCGAAAGACTGCACAAACCGGCGTCAAGCCGATGGGGGAGTTCATCAATCAAGGGCTCAAAGACCTTGCTCAAGCGATCATTCGTGAAGGTATGCAGAGCAACCGTCACATGACCGGATCCATTGAGGATAAGCGGTGGTACCGCATCAACATCGACTTCGACGGGGAGAGCCTTTCGGATCTGCCCGCGTCGGGGTTCGCTATGCTTGAATTCGAGAAGGGTATGGTCACGGCGCGTTGTACCTACGACGAGGTCGGCGGCCTCAAGCGGGATTCACATCTCTACATGCTGAAGATGGATGAGGACCCGTCCCATTTCATCAAGGTCATTTCTGACTTTCTGGTCGGTGTCTGATTGATCCCGCCCCGTCCCCGGCATACTAGGGGCATGAGAAACGCGCTCTACACCCCCGCCACCACGAAGTACACCCCAGGCACCATCAATTGCCTCCTGGGAGGCTACGGCCGTAGAGGGACATTCAAGGCAAGCGTCGAAGACGTTGCCCGCGCCCTCGGGCGGAGCCACATGCCGCAGTTTGATTCCAAGGTGAGCATCGAGTACGTGTTCATCGATAACCAGAGCAAGACGCTGGTTTCCCTTTACAGCTACAAGGGATCAGCAGAGAAGCATGGGGAATGGTCGATCAGCGGCCCGGCGCACCCGGTAGCCTTTGAGATATGGCTCAAGCGCCAGGTCTCGAACTACCGACGCCGGGCACGCCGGTTGATGCCTACGGCAGCTTAGGGCAGGGGATGCGGCGCTCCTCGGCTTGGAACGCCGCGTAGGCTTCAGCCTCTTCTTCAGGGGGCAAGCGCCCTCCGAATTCACCTCCATCCATGAGGTCCCTCACGGTGAGCTTGTCCGGGAGCATGTCCTCGAGGGCCAGCAATCCCTTGGTGGGCTTGCCGTCGTCATCCGTGGTGTTGACTTGGACGTAGAGGTGTGGGTAGCCCTCGCGGTCAATGACGAGCTGCCAACGCCCGTCATCGGGCTTGACGACGCCTTGAGCTTGAGGGTCATCCGCAAAACGGCCGATGTAGAGATTCTGCATGGGGGTACTCTCCTGCTAGGGTTCAGCCGGATGGTCATCCCCCATCGGCACGTCAAGCCTACAACGGTGTAGAGCCTTCGTCAAGCGATCTTTCCACCGTGCCGATTCTCACGGGTCTGGTTGAAGGCATCCTTTGTGGCGACGGCATAGGCTACGTCGACGTTGTGCGCTCGGGCGGTATCCAGGGCACGAATGATGATATCCGCAATCTCCTCTTCGGCGCAGGTAAGGGCCGGTAGCCCTACCGCGAGCATCTTCTCGGCCTTGTCACAAGGCGCATTGAGCTTGTCCTCCCGATATGCGTCCCAGAGTTCGGTAACCTCCCCGTGGAGATTTGCGATGTACCGGGACATTCCCTTGGCCTCGAGGTCAGGGTCGTGGAAACCCTTCTCGGTGGCGACGGCGTGTACGTGGTCGCGAAGCGTATTGAGCGTCGCGAGGTCCTGAGCAATGAACTTCCTCATGCCACGGTCTACACCGGGACCTCGGTGTAGATAGACCTGTCCAGGCCGTTTATGCCGCTGGCCGTGGAGGATCAACCGATCGGGAGAAATAATGGCAAAGATTACGATTCCGGACCCCATAGAAGCGGTGCGTCCCGTCTACGAGAAGTTGCGTGAAATCCGTGAATCCAAGACGATAAGTCTCAAGCCCAGCCCTTATCTCCGGGAGGAAATCACGGGGTTGGATGGGGAAAAGGTGCCCCTCAAGCTCAGGTACTACCAGTGCCAGGGGATCTATCACCTGCTGCTCATGCGGAGGATGGTCCTTGGGGATGGTACCGGCTTGGGGAAAACCCTTCAGGCCATCGGATCCGTCTGCTACCTTTGGCCCAAGGAGCCCGCCAACAGGGTCATCGTCATCGCCCCAAAGAGCGCCTTGCGTCAATGGGCGGCGGAGATTCAGCGCTTCACGAAGGGCGTGAGGACGTTCATCGCTTCGGGCTCGTTCGCGGAACGTGAACGAGCTTACGACGCCTTTTTCAATTCCCCGGCCGAAGAGGGTAAGCCCCGGGCTGTCTTGCTCTTGAACTACCACGTCTTCACGAGGGATTGGCGCCAGGGGCGCGTTCAGCCGCTTCTCCCCAATGGGAGGATCAACCCCAAGGCCCCTGTGACTCCGGGCTACCTTGACCGGCGCACCGCGCCCGTAGGCAAGGATCTGGTGGTCATCTTCGACGAGGCGACCGCCTTCAAGAACATGCGGACGAAGACCTGGGAAGTCTGCCGGGAGCTAAGTGACCGCGCGGGTAGGGTCTACGGGCTCACGGCAACGCTGCTCAAGAACAAGCTGGAGGAGGGATTCTCGATCTTCAAGTGCATCCACCCCCCAGTGTTCACGACCAAGTCGGCCTTCCTCGACACCTACTGCACGGTGAAGCTGCAAAGCGTGGGGACGGCCAAGGTCCCGATCATCCTGGGCTACAAGAACCTGGACCTCTTCCGTTCCAGGATCGACCCCTTCTTCCTCGGGCGCCCCAAGCACGCGGTCTCCAATGAGCTACCGACCTTGACGACCCGGGAGATCGTCTTCGACCTCACCGATGCCGAATGCGCCAAGTACAACGAGGCCCTTACGGGGATCTTCGAGTTGGGCGACGGAGAGGTCAAGGACTACGAGGAGCACAAGGCATTCGTCAGCCTCATCTATTGCCAGCAGATCGTCAACTCCCTCTACATGCTACGGTTCCAGAAGGACGCCGGGTTCACCTCCGGCATGTTTGACGACCGCGTCCATACGATCGGCGACGTGAGCAGCAAGGAACAGGAGCTGATCGACCTCATCAGCGAAGACCTTGATGGTGAAAAGGTCATCGTCTACACACGATTCGAGTCGCATGTTGGGCGGCTCGTCAAGCTCCTCGCCAACGCCGGGATCAAGAGCGTACGCATCACGGGGGCTGAGAAGGACAAGGAGCGGAAGGCATCGCAGGATGCCTTCCAGGACCTCAAGAGTGACACCCGCGTCGTCTTCATCACGGCGGCTGGATCCGAGGCCATCAACCTCCAGGCGGCCTCTGCCCTCGTGTTCTTCGACTCCCCTTGGTCCTGGGGCGAGTACGTCCAGATCATTGGGCGTATGATTCGCATCGGATCACCCCACACGGGTGTCCTCGTGTACCACCTTGTAGCAGAACGTGTAGCTGACACGGCGGACGACCGGCATACGATCGACCTTCACATCTTGCGAACCCTGCGGACGAAGAAGAACCTGATCGATCGGGTCATTGGTGAAGCTGCCGTGGGGGCGCTTGAATTCGAGGCGGAGGGCTCAACCGTCAAGGACTTGCTGCGGCGGGTCAAAGGCGCGGTGTAGGCATGAGCATGGCTGTTTGCCCGCATTGCAAAGATACTGGGTGGGTCGCTGTTGATGACACCACCCGACGCAAGTGCATCTGCGCCTACGCCAAGGAGCTAAAAGAGCACCTGGGAAAGGAGATCGCTTATGCAAGAACCCTGGAGCAGTCACCGCTCTTCGTGCCTGGTAAGGATGACCTCACGGAGGACGACCTCTTCATCAAGTGTGACTGGCCCAAGCTATTACCCCATCTCAAGTGGACGCTGACCTTCAAGACGCTGGCCTTCAAGTTCGTGATCGTCACGGACGAGAAGATTAAGACCGTCTACCTTGGAGCGGAATCCTATGCGGCCCGCGCCAAAGGGCTGCGTGACGACGTGTCCACGTACAACTGCCTAGCCGACCTCATTGGCTCGCAGTATGACCTTGTGATCATCAAGCTAGGGAACCTTGGCTACCCCAACAAGGCCATGCCAGGGATCCTTAAGGAGGCGCTTCTACTTCGAGAGGCCCTTGGAAAGACTACCTGGTTGATCGAGGAATCCGATAAGGTCTTCGGTCCGGGCAACTTCTCGTACAGCCCGGATCTGCACACCTACATCCAAGAGAATTTTACGGTTGTAGCATTAGAGGGAGAGGCGCGACACGTCCCGCCGCTGAAAGCGGTGACGGCCCCAAGAAAAGCGGAACCCATTGAGGACGTCTCGTTGGATGATCCTCCCGAAGAGGCCCCTGTAGCGGCAACAGAGTCCGCATTCAAGGACCTTGACTGGGATATTGTTGCGGGAGGAAGTCCCAAGCGTTCCAAAGGTGGGTGGAAGCCTAAGAAGCGCCCAAGTGGTGGAGGACCGATCTGATGAAGCGTATTTTAAGGTCTCTGATCGACTACAATGGCTCTATTCCGCAGGATGCCTTGGCGTCGAACTACCAGCGTGTCGTTAGCTCCAACATCGAATGGACCCGCCCGGACGAGGATCGCATCTTCCAATTTCTCAAGTCATACTTTCAGCAGCGCCTTGAGATGCCTCACGTCCAGACGGTCACGGATTACTTCGAGAAGATGGGCGACCTTGAGGTCACCGAGCGCCTCAAGGACATCGCGGCGGCTCCGTCGTACACCCGGAGCAACTTCTCACACCTCTTGAAGGAGCAGCTTGAGGCGCAAAACCAGATCAAGGCTATCGCGCACCTCAAGGAAGCCCACGAGATGATCGTCAAGGGCGTCACCGTAGGGGGCGTCCGTAAGCAAGGCGTCCGCGATGCCCTCTTGTACTTCACGGAGAAGGCCAACCAGCTCATCATTCCAGAAGCAAATGCTAAGGTTCGCGGCAACATCCGTGAGGACGGTCAAGCCGTGTGGGACGAGTACCAACGCGCCAAAGGTGACCAATCCAAGGCGTGGGGGCGCTTCACGGGGCTCAACAACATCGACACGATCTGCCGGGGTATTAAGAAGGGTGAGCTTTGGATTCACGCGGCCTTTGCCGGGGAGCTGAAGACGACCTTCGCGACCAATTGGTGCTACAACCTCATCACACGCTACCGTTCCAATCTCTTCTACGGCTCCCTGGAGATGAAGTACGAGCACATCCGGCGCTTGATCTACGTCATACACTCGGCCAACGCGCGATTCCGGGCCATGGGCTACGCCCCGCTTGATTACCGAAAGGTCCGCGACGGTGAGCTAACCCCCGAGGAGGAGGTCTACTACCAGCTTGTCATCAAAGACTTCGTCGAGAACCCCGAGTATTGTGACTTCGAAACCTGGGCGCCCGATCGCGACATCACGGTTGATGATATGAAGATCGAGGCCGAGATCCTTCACCAACGCAAGGAGATCGGCATGGTGGTCATTGACCACGGCGGCTTGGCGGAAGCCCGGAAGGCCAAGCGCAACAAGGACTACGGCGTCGAGCTGAACAGCGTCATCCGTGACGCTAAGAAGTTCGCGCTACAATTCAATCACGGTGAAGGCATCCCGGTCCTTCTCCTCTTCCAGATCAACCGTGACGGAAAGGACTACGCGGACAAGAACAACGGGGAGTACAAGATGCGGGCGCTAAGTTACGCCAACGAGGCGGAGCGTTCGGCCGACGTCATCACGACGACCTACCTCAATGCGGACTACAGGGAGCACAACGTCACCAAGTTCTGCTGCCTCAAGAACCGTGACAATCCCCTCTTCGACCCCTTCGAAGCTGCCGTGGACTTCACAACCCGCCGCATCTTCAACGCGGACCCCTATGCGGGAGCTGACGGGCGCGGAATCTCGGTTGACGACAACCGACAAATCATGGACGTTATGATGACGGTGTAATCATGTTCATTGGTAGCTTAGTGAATCAGACGGTACGATTGCGGATGGCTTATGATTGCCAGCACGATTGGCAGTACTACAACGCAACCGAGGATCAGTGTTCGAAGTGTCGCGTTATCGCGACGGAGGAGGGGAAGCGGACCCTGGCAGCTATGGCGGCACGCTTCCATGGGCTTCCGGTCGGTGTAGAAGCTGACCATGCCCCGGGACTTTCGGCGAGAAGCCGAACAGGAAAGCAGTCAGCGGAAGCTTCAACAAGCCTGGATTCAGGAACGTGTCGCTGCGATTCGGGCGACGGTGAGCGCCTACGATGTTCTCCGCAGGTTCGGAGTGAAGCTCCAACATGCGGGGGAGACCCGCATTGAGCAGTTCTCCTGCCCCTTTCACGGTAAAGACTCAAAGCCCTCGGCCCGGCTATACCCCGCTGGGCCTACGGGGCCGTCTCACGCTTGGTGCTTCGTTTGCCAAGAGCGCTGGGACGCCATAGCCCTCTGGCGCAAGTTCAACGACCCTACGGCCCCCTTCACCCGGTCTCTTGCCGAGATCGAGCGGACTTACGGGATCCACGCGCCCGAAATGCCGAACCTCGGCGACATTCGTGCATCAATCCGCGAGCAAGAGTTCGAGGAGCTTCAAAGCCTCTTGGATGTGGCTGAACGACGGCTCATGGGCGCCCGTGACGACTTCGACATGAAAGCCTACCTCACCATCGGATCCGTCTTGGACAAGCTCCATACCCGGATCGAGAAGGGGACCATCACCGCCGAGGTTACCCGCGCCACCATCCGGAAGATTCTCGATAAGATCGGAGAGCGATGCCGCGCCGCGTCTTAGTGAACATCCGGGAGATGGGGCAGATCGAATTGCTCCTTGTTCGGATGGAGGGGGGCTGTTGGGAGCCGGAGTGGGAGGCTCTGCGCGAGACACCCATAGCGGGGCTGCTTCCGGTCGTTACCCGACAAGATATAGAGCACGCCCTCAAGGGATACACTCGCCCGCTATACCGTGGGCTGGGTTTGCCTCCTGACGGGGCGTTACGCAAGCTGCCCAAGGACGCCAAGGAGTGCCGTGAAAGGCGCTCCTGTCGCCTGTGGCGGCCCGAGGAGTGTCACCCCGTGGCGAAAGCCATGCCCTGGTGTTTTCAACCGGACGCCTTGCCCTTGAAGGCAGCCGAGGTGATTCAGTTATGGCGAGAGAAGACCTACATCGTCATAACCCTTGAGGAGGATCAGAATGCCTGATGTACTAGATTGGGAAGGTAGCTTCGACGTCGAAGCCTTGCTGGATGACAGCGTCCCCGTGGCGTCAAATCCCCCACCCCCTGCGGCTGATCCACCCCCTATGGTCAGCCGTCAGATGGCCCCCGCTACATCATCGGATTCCGATGACGACGCAGCATACTTCCTCTCCATAATGCAAACGGAGAGGGAGGTCCCCAATCCCGAGAAGCCTTGGATGAAGCATCACAAGTTCGTCCTGGTCACCTCGGTTGATCAGATCAACCAGATCGTGGATAGCGCCATCGCGGCTGGCAAGTGCGCCCTCGACCTTGAAACCGAGGGGTTGGACAACCGCATCAACTACGACGCGAATGGCGCCCCTCAGACAGTCCATCAGATCGTAGGCTATTGCTTGTCCTATGACGGGCACACGGGTTACTACGTCCCCGTGGGGCACCGTGTCATCGAGGGCGAGGATAACCCCAACCTCCCTCGCGACGAGGTTAACGCTGCGATCCGCCGCCTTTGCATCGCCGCGCAGCCGGTCATGGACCCAAGTGATCCTGACCCCCTTGGAGGTAAGACATGGCTCGAGCCCCCCAAGGTCATCATCGGGTTCTGGCACGCCAAGTTCGACCAGGAGTTCCTCTACCCCGTGACAGGGATCGACTTCTATCACCCCGACTCCTTCCACGACGGCTACCTTGCGTCATTCGTCCTCTACACGAATGACGTCCTCGGCCTCAAAGAAAAGGCGGCGGAAAAGCTCCGGGATCCTGACGGTAACCCTTACGAGATGATCAAGCTCCAAGAGCTATTCATCCGGGGGCGTGACATCGAATTCGCAGAGCTTGACCCCCGTGAGGAGGGTGTGGTCAAGTACGCTTGTTCTGACGGCATCTGCACCTACAAGCTATGCTTCGAGAGCGACATCCCCACCCGCGTCGCGGACAAGAAGTTCACCGGGATCTATCGGCTCGAGAAGCAGGTCTCCCAGGTCATCCGCGTTATGGAGCGCAACCGCGTCAAGATAGACAAGGCCGAGGTCCAGCGGGTTATGCTGGAGGCCCAGGCCGAACGCGACGAGTATGAGCGGAAGATCCAAGCCTTGGCTGAGAGTAAGGGGTTCCACAACTTCAACCCAGGCTCGACCAAGCAGCTCTCCGATTTCCTCTTCGGTGAAGACGGGCTCAACCTCACCCCCAAGCCCGAGAAGAATGAGAAGAGCGGCAACTACAAGACGGACGCCAAGACGCTTGAGGGGCTCATCGAAGACCTCCCGGAGGATGAGGCCAAGGACAACGTCCTCGTGTGGATCGTCAAGCACCGGCAGATCGACAAGATCCTCGGGACGTATTTGACCAACATGGTCAACAACACGGACGAGCTTGACCAGCTCCGGTTCCAATTCAACCAGACCGGGGCTGCTACGGGGCGATTCTCAGCCCCTGCGGGCGACCCGGCCCACGGCTACGGCGGCGTACCACCCCAGGGCATCCCAAGCCGATCGGACCCCAAGAGGCCCAAGTGCGCCAACAGTCTCCGGCGAACGTTCGTCGCTCGGGCGGGCTACACGCTGGCCAAGTGTGACTACGCCGGTCAAGAGCTACGCGTCGTTACGAACCTCTCTGGTGAGCCCGTTTGGATGAAGGAGTTCATCGAGGGTGACGGTGACCTCCACAGCATCACGGCTCGAGCCTTCTTCGGCAAGGAGGATGTCACAAGCGAGGAGCGTGGCGCCGGTAAGCGCGCCAACTTCGCCCTGGTCTACGGAGGCGGCCCGGCAGCCATCATGCGCGCCACCGGCTGCAACAAGATCGAAGGCAAGCGCCGCAAGCAAGCCTTCGATAAGGCCGTTCCGACCTTCGCCAAGTGGGTTGAGAACCAGCACAAGAGCGTCAAGAAGGAGCTGGGGGTTTGCACGGCCTTCGGACGGTGGCTCGCTATCCCTGACGCCAACAGCCCCGACCACCAAATCCAGGCCGCTTGCGAACGATACTCGACGAACTACCCGATCCAGGGCTCAGGCTCCGACATCATGAAGATCTCGCTCGTGAAGATGCACAAGGAATTCACGAAGCGTGGTTGGCTCAAGGTAGGCGGGGACGATTCGGTTCGGATGCTTTTGACGGTTCACGACGAGGTGGTCTTCGAGATTCGGCATGACCTTGTGCCGATCGTCATCCCGGTCATTGTTGAGATCATGGAGTCACCGACCTTCATGGCGCGGCCTGCTTGGAAGGTCCCGCTGGTTGTAGAGCCGCTTCTCGGGCTTGCCTGGGACGGCAAGTATGACTGGGGCAAGATGCGGCATGGGCGCAAGGCGAAGCCCAATGAGCAGCCGAAAGAGAAGGAGTACGCGGTTGAGGATCGGATCTACCAGTGTGTTCCACCATGGCTCACTGACATTCTTGCTTTCAAGGGAGGTCATCTTGTGAAGCCTGGCACCGATGAGCTGCCCGAAGCCCCGAGCCCTGCGGTTGTAGAGGCCATCGCCAATGCGGTAGCGTCCGTCCCGGTCAAACCCGCAGAGGTCAAACCTACGTCGGCCCCGCCCCCGGCTGTGCCGCCTCCGCCCGCGCCCGTAGCAACACAGGATGGGGGGCTTGCGGAGTTTTGCATCGAGACCCTGACGCGCAACACGGCCAGGATCGTGAGCGTTGTTTGTATGGAGGCTCGGGATGTCGACGCGGGCAAGGTTCTGCGCCTGGTGGACATCCATGGCAATCTGCTGGTGGACCCGCGCCTCCAAATCCGCGTAGACCCTGACCATTTCCTCCGGGAGATGCGAAAGTACAACCTTGGAGTTGGCAGAATCCTCGGGAAGAGCTAACTTGAGGTGGCAATGAGTGACTTCATCACGGAATGCAACGAGTACAAGGTCCCTGAACAGGACTTCGTTGGGGCGTGGTGTTCACGATGTCGCCGTGAGGATTGTGTTCGGAGCAGCCAAGGGACGAGCCGCTTTGACGTGCGTACCAAGACGTGGCAAGAGCGGCTCTTCACCAAGGTCCCGAAGCTGCCCGAAACCGATCCTCGCTTCCCTGGGATTGCTGCCAAGATGTTTCAGGAGACGGACAAGACCGTGCAAGCGCATGGATGGGATGCCCCTCCGCCGCCAATGCCTGAACCATCTCAAGTAGAATCGCCTCCGCCCGCGCCGGTTTCTGTGGGGCAATACACGAGGGCGCCCAATCAATCGGGGCGTGTCTTAGGCACGGCCCCGGCCGGTTGGACCCCGAAGGAAGCTGTTATTCGACCTGGGACCCGCATCAAACTTGGTGGTGGCGGTGTAGGAGAGGGCAGCGACGGAAGTAAGGCATAGGAGACCATCACCATGGGTATGCGATTCAAGGCAGTCATTAGGAAAGACGGCAAGGTTGTGACCGAGGTACTGGAGCGCGGTGAGCACCTCTGCACCGAGGTCTACAAGGTCACCAACGCGATCGGCAAGCAGCTATCGGACGAACACACTGGCCCAGAAGGGGACCGTGTTGAGGAGATCAACGGAGGGAGCTGAGAACGCGCCTCGACCCCCCACAACGTCAGTCACAGGAGAGTGGATCATGTCACGAAGAGTTACCACCAAGACCGAGATCAAGGACAAGGCGCTGGCCGAACAGGCGCTCAAGCTCGCCAACATGCACTACCGGGATGAAGGCGACGCGCTTTACATCACCTCGGGTGCCCTCGCGAACGCACGCATCAACCTCACCACGGGTGAGGTTAGCGGCGACACGGACTACCGCCATAGCCAGGAGAGCCTTGGGGCGATCCGGCAATTCTATGGTGAGGCGAAGTACCGCCAGGAATGCTTGCGACAGGGCATCACGATCGAATCCCGGACCGTCAATCGTGAGGGGGACATCGAGCTGGTCTGCATGACGGCCTGATCCCATCATCGACGGTGTCGTAACGAAGCCCGCGCAAAAGATCGCGGGCTTCGGTCTATCTGGTGTAGCAGTTGCTAGGAGAAAACAGCAATGAGCCCCGACCTCGAATTCCTACTACGATCCTTGACCCGTATGATCTACGTCGTGACGGACGAGGAAGATCAATTCATTCGAACCTTCCAGAAGAAACTCTCGAAGTTTGAGAAGCAGACCTGGGTTTACAATGCGGCGCTCGGCCTTGTTCCCATCGGGCAGCTCACCAAGGATTGGCAGAACCGCGCGCACCAAGAGATCCCGGCGACGATGAGCATCCATGAGGCGCTCATCCAGATCTACAAGAATGACCCGCAAGACGGGCAGCATTTCTATATCATCACGGACCCCGAGCGGTGGCTTCGTGACGAACACGTGCAGCGCCGGATCTTGAACGTCGCGCATCAGCTTCACAACAACATCAAGGTCGTCAAGCTGATGATCTTCGTCGGCCCCCGCAAATACATCCCCGAGAAGCTCTCGCGGTACATCGAGGTCGTGAATGAGCGCGGGCTTACGCCGGAGGAGATCACCGAGCTTGCGACCGAGACGTGTACGCGCCTCAAGATCGACGTTCCCGAGGACGCGCCTCGGATCTTCCAAGGGCTCACGCACTATGAATGCATCTCGGCCATTGCGCAGAGCTACATCAAGACGCGCAAGACGACCCGCAAGGTCGATCCGGCATACATCGCGCAATTCAAGCGCAACCAGATCAAGAAGACGGACCTGCTCCAATTCGTCGACACGACAACGACCTTCGATGACGTTGGCGGCAACGATCGCTTCAAGGAATGGGCCTTGGAGACCAAGGCTGCCTGGACCGAGCAAGGTCGCGCCTACGGCTTGAAGCCCCCGAAGGGCGTACTAGCGGTCGGCGTATGGGGCTGCGGTAAGTCCCTCTCGGTCAAGGCTATGGGGTCGGCTTGGAACCTCCCGGTGGTCCAGCTTGAAATGGGGAAGCTACGCTCGAGCGGCGTCGGCGAATCCGAAGCCAACGTCTACCGGGCAACGCGGCTCATTGAAGCCATCGCGCCTTGCATCGTATGGGTTGACGAAGCTGAGAAGAGCTTGGCGGGTAACGCATCCTCGGGGCAGAGCGACGCGGGTACGACGTCACGCACGATCGGCATCTTGTCGACTTGGCTGCAAGAGACCACGGCGCCGATCTGCATGGCGATGACGGCCAACAGCCTCACTACGATGCCGGTCGAATTCGTCAACCGCATGGACGAGCGCTTCTTCTTCGACATCCCGAGCGAAGAGGAACGCATGGCGATCCTCAAGATTCACCTCCGGAAGGCGGGGCAGAGTCCGGACAACTACGACCTTGCGACCTTGGCCGAGAAGTCCAACAACATGGTCGGCCGTGAGATCGAGCAAGCCATCCAGGCGGCCATGATCAAGAGCTTCAACGCCAAGAAGCCGAGCCTTGACGAGGGCATCCTCATCGACGTGTTCGCCCACAAGCCTCGGATTCTCCGGACCATGGCGGACGAGATGAAGGCGATCACCGAATGGGTGGGATACGATCCCGACGCCCAGGAGGGTATCCGCGCCCGTCTCGCCTCCGGGTCACGCAGCGCCTCTTTCCGGGTGGTCAACGGGTCATGAGTGACCTTCAAAAGGGACCCTCCCAGGAGCTTCTGCTTAACGCTCGGGTTCTCATCAACAATGACCCCGAGCTTCAGGAGCTATTTCAGACGGCCCTACGCGAGAGCAAGGATGCCGAATGGTTGGCAGACAACCTGGGCATCCGCCTCTCGGCTCGATGGGGCGGGCATGACTTCGACGCGGCTATGGCGGTCGCGTCGAGCCTCACGGCGGAATTCTTCGCCCACCCCGACCGTGGGATCTCCATCGTCAACACCTCCACGGGGGCTGTCGTTGGCACCTACAGCCCGGAGGACGTCTACACTCCGGCTCCGGTCCCCCGGGAGTCCGGGGGCTTGGCGCAGCCGCTACCACGCCTCCGCCCGGAGATTGAGGCTGCCCTTGTTGTCAACACGCACAACGCCGCCCGTGAGGAGCAGACAATTGCGGCCGTCCTGGCTAAGACGCCCTCTACAGCGCTTCAGCAGGCAGAGGGTGACCGAAGGCTTCAGGTGCTCACCAAGGGCGGCCGTGAGCGCCTCCTCGCCGAGATACCGGGCATGATCCAGGACCGCCTGTTCAACAAGACCGCCAGGGCGGCTATGCGCGACGAGAACCTCTCCGCATTCGAGATGTTGGCCCGCGTGGTCAAGACAGAACCCAAAGAGCCTGGAACCACCCACCTCGTGGAATCCAGGGTGGTTGTACCCATCCAAGACTTGCAAACGACCAATCTCCACTACAGCGCTCACGAAAGGATCGTCTCGGCGGTTCTTGGGGATTGGGCGAGATTTCTTGGGGTGCTCTACGTAGAGCGCGCGCAATCCGATCGAGTCTTTGAGGGGATGCCTGATCCCGAGGAGACGACGTTGGAAGAGCTGGCGGCGCTTCCGTGCCTTTGCTGGATTGCCCCTCAAGATGTCGCGGTTCGGTTTCAAGCCATGGTTCGTCCCCGGCGCGTCATTGCCACGCCTCTTTGGGGTCCCTTGGTGGATGTCATGGCGCGGTCCGTTACGGCCATACCGCAGATCGAATCCATGGACATCAAGAGCATCGAGTACAATGACCGCTGGGCGATCGTCGTCACCACATCGCTCAAGCTATGGTGGGAACACCCCAATCACTTCACGGCTCGCCACGTTGCGCAGCCGCCCGCCGAAGGACGCGCTGAAGTTCTGCGCTGAGAATGCGTTTATGCCTGGCAACAGGTATGAGCATCTCTGACGTAACCACAACAGGTCTACAAGGGGCGCTAGCCACGATCACGGGGACGGGATTTGGAGCCTCGCGGGGCTCCTCCATGCTGCTCTTCTATCCGGGGGCGCTTAAGGCGGTAGTGCCTATCCTGCCGTTGACGTGGAGCGATACCGTCATCACGGCCAACATCCCCACCAATGCGACCATCACGACCGAGGCATACTTCGCGGTTCAGCTTGCGGACGGTAGCGCCGGGTCGCGATCGGAGAGCTTCGCTGTCACGCAAGGCGCGGTAGCGGCCATCACGGTCTACGCTACGGACACAACGGTTACGGCTAAGCCCGGGTCCACCGGCGAAGAAGTGGAGATGTAGTATGGCAACAGTCGTTCTACCTATCAAGGCAGGCTGGAAGACCCCAATCGGAACCATCCAAGGCGGCTCCGAACCTTACTTGACCTCTTGGGAGCAAACAGACGACCACCCTCTGGTTCTTTCGGTTTTGGCAAGTGCCATCCGCCCTTCTGGTGTACTGACTCAACGGTACATACAGCGCGTGCTAGGTAGCGCGACGAGGGAAGAGTGATGGGATACTGGTCTATTGCGTGTCACGCAAGTCGTGAAGTGTACGTCAAGGAGGCGGACGTGGTCTTGGGTCCTGGTGACAACGTGTTCACGGTTGTCACCCCCAACCTTGATCGACTCATTGATTGGCTTGAAGCGCAAGGGGCGACCGTGCGCTGCATGCATTGTCTTGACACACATGAGGCCCTACATGAACCCGTCCAACTTCAAGCAGCAAGTCAAGACCTCCCTTCTTGAATCCAGGATGCGCCGGGTGGGGCCGATCATGGTTGGACCCATCTCCGTAGAATTCCACCTTCGACTCTCCGTAGCCGAAGAGGTCCTCGAGGAGCTTGTTGACGACAAGGTCCTCCGCCGCGCAACGCCCGCCGAAAAACGCCAGTACGATATCCAGGGTGGTTACTTCCTGGTGTAGTACCTGCCCGTGGGAATCCGGGCAGAAAAACAGCGCTACGTCAGCATCATCCAGCTACACGCGAAGTCCAAGGGTTTCAAGCCCGAAGAGGTCGCGCGTCTTGTAGCGATGGTTCGGTCTTGCAAGACCGATGAGGCGCTTGCGCAAGTCAAGACGGCCATCTGGGACGTCCTTGGGGATAAACCCCCAGACACGGCCACGCGCCTTCTGGTTGAAGACCTATTCGAGCGTGCGGAAGAGCCCGAGGATCCCCCAGCCTTGCGGGAGGCCCTTGCCCGCTCCCAAGTCAACCTCAAGGACTATCGATGACCAAGACGATTCTCATCGACGCGGATGGCGTCCTATTCGACTTCATCACACCCTTCCTCGCCCTGGGTAACCGGATCGCCGGGACCCAGATCACCCGGGAGGACATCACTACGTGGGACATCCTCCCACACTTCCCCGAAGCCCACCGGGAGGAGATTCTCGGGATCATGGGCTCGGAGGGGTGGTGTTACGACCTGCCGGTCCTTCCGGGGGCGGAGGAGGCATTGGCAGCGCTCCGGGAGATGGGGAGGGTCTATTGCGTCACGTCCCCTTGGTCGTCACGCACGTGGACGTATGAGCGAACGCTGGCCCTCAAGGACAAGCTGGGCTTCGACCCCCATGACGTCCTTCACGTCTCCGCCAAGCACCTCGTTAAAGGAGACGTGCTTATCGACGACAAGTACTCCACGTTGGAGGCTTGGAAGGACGCCTTCCCCAACGGCACAGCCATCTTGATCCACATGCCGTACAACGCGTCGATCCCCTACAACCCACACATCTGGCGGGCGAAGAATTGGGACGACGTCCTAACCCTATCAAGGATCTGAGATGATTTCACCGTGGCAGGAAGCGACACTTGAAGACCGTAAGGCCGACTTGGAAGCCACTATTCAATCGCTTCGCAAGTACACCGGCACCATCGCGGCACAAACCTTGGCAGTACGCGAGAGGGAACTCGCGGAAATCAACCGGAGAATACAGATGAACAGCAGCAAAGTCGTAGCGCACGAGCCCCCGGCCGCAATCACCCCCGTGACGACGATCAAGTACCTCAAGGATCCGGCCCGGCACCTCGTTGAGAGCGGGTTGCTTCAAGAGATCAACCGGACCCTCATGCACCCCCTGGGGCTCGCCCTCGCGGTGGAGTGGCCGGAGACGCCGGAGGAGGAGGCGCTTGCGGCCAAATCCGAAAGCGCGGGGATCAGGATCTGGGACAATCAAAACGACCCCGAAGGGATCATCTACGATGACTCCTGCCTGACGGAAGAGCGTCGCGAGCGGTTCTGTAAGACGGTCGAAGCTGCCCTTCCCCTCTTGCAGACACGGCTCAAGATCCTTGGGTACGTCGTCCAGGGGTCAACGATCGAGGACGAAGCCAAACGCGCCTACAAGGCGTATGGCGCCAGCACGGGCGGTAAGAACTTCCGGGGCGATCCTATGCCCAAGTGGGATGAGCTGCCTGGGGCTATCCGTGAGGCGTGGCGTCACACCGTAGGGACCATTCTAGGGCTGGCTGGGGCCGGACGTCCAACCGTTCCAGACCCGGTCGGATGGGAGCCGTGATATGCGCAAGCTCTACCGATACTTCAGCGATTGTGGGCGTATGGGCAACATCGAGGGGCTCTTCGTCGCCGAAGAGGATGAGGTCAAGGCCGCCATCGGTAAGCACGTCTACTTCGGAGAGATCCTTGGTAAGCATTCCGAGATCTGCGGCGACATTGATGCCGACGAGATCGTCGCCTTGACGGACGACCAGGATTTCATCGACAAGGCCATCGCCTGCAATGTCGTGCCGACAGGCTACAACCCATTGAAATACTTGGGGAACGGATGACACGCTGCCAAACCCTCACCGAGTATTTCCAAGCCGTCGTCGATCGGCACGCCCACCGAGATAAGCTCGTCGCCTATTCCGAGGGGATGCGCATCGGGTTCACTGATACGACGACGAACGAGACCATCACGGTGTCCTTGGGCGCCATCAAGACGTACTACCACGTTCGCTTGTTCGAAGATCCTGCGGCGACCGGCCTCCTATTCAGGAAGGATCTTGAGCTTGCCTACAGCGGCGTCACGCCGGACCCCGTGGCACCTCCCACCAAATGGACCCGTGAGGAGCTTCCGCTCCCAGGCGGGAACACTGCTGTAGGCTTCACCCGCACATAGGAGTCTCATGCCCTACAAGAAATCCATCTGGGCGGGTCTTGGTAATACGGCCCTCGACGCCGTTGTAGACCACCCTGTGATCACAATCTTGACCATTCTCGCGGTCATCGTGGCTATCTGCGCGGTGCTCATACACGCCCAAAACCTCGAAGTCATGGAGTGCTCCAAAATGTCCTGCCCGAAGGACATGGAGCCTCGGATGATTCGCTACAGCGGGTGCCTTTGCGTCACCCCGGCAAAGTGAGGAACGATGCATCAATATCAAGAGCTAGTCCGGCACATTCTCACGAATGGTGTCCGGAAGGAAAACCGTACCGGGGTCGACACGATTTCGACCTTTGGGTACTACTACGAGCTTGACCTTGAGGAGGGCTTCCCGATCCTCACGACGAAGAAGATCGCGTGGAAGAACATCGTGATCGAGCTGCTTTGGTTCCTTTCAGGGTCCAACCGGAGCGGCTTCCTCGATCGTCACGGGTGTGGGTTTTGGAAGCCGTGGTACAACCAGCCGACTCAAGCGGACCTCTTCTCGGGCAGTACGGATGTGACTGTCAACGCCGCCTATGGCCCGGCATGGCGGCGCTTTGAGTACCCCAGCTACCATGAGAGCGAGACGGGCTTGACCGACGACGGCCCTTGCACGGGCTACAATGACCAAGTCGCCTGGGTACTCCGCAAGCTCAAGGAGCGGCCGATGAGCCGAGACCTTGTGGTCTCCGCCTGGCAGCCCCATATCGCCCAGAACCCCCCGAACCCCAAGGCGTACCTCGCGCCTTGTCACTGCATGTGGATTCTCAACGTGCAGAACGAAGAGGTCTTTGAGCGGCGGTACCACGTTCATGCGCTACAGGACGGCGTGGTCACGCATTTGGGGACCATCAGGGCGATGTCCGAGCAAGAGGCTACGAATAAGGCCCGAGCAGACTACCCCAATGCGCTTGACATGGTGGTGGACGTGGACGCCCAGTACAACTTCGAACTCGCCGTCGCCAAGGGCAAGCGGTGGAACCCCAAGGGGTCGCCTCACGGGTGGCTGGGAGAGCCCATGACGCCGGATGCCATGAGGCAGCGCCTTTGCCTACACATGACCCAGAGGTCGTGCGATGTAGCCCTCGGGGTCCCGTACAACATCGCCTCCTACGCTCTTCTCTTGAGCCTCTTCGCCCGGTTCGCTGGGATGCCACCTGGGATCTTCGGGCACACGCTCATCGACGCGCACATCTACACGTCCAAGCCGGACGGTACTCAAGCCGAGTATGACCACATCCCGGTGCTCTTGGAGCAACTTGATCGTAAGCCGAAGGCGCTCCCCAAGCTCCGCATTGCCGACGACATCCGGAGCCTCGAGGACGTTGAGCGCCTCTTGGATCCCAAGTACAGCACGGCGGAGATCATGAGCAAGTTCGTCCTCGAGGGCTACGATCCTGACCCGGCCCTTTCCTTCAAGGTGGCCGTGTGATGGGCTGGCTCAAGCGCAACCTACCGACGTGCCTTGTAGTGGCTGCAATCGCGATCGTCTACTTGGGCGTCGTCAATTGTGACTCACAGCCTACACCTCACTGCAATCAGGTCCGGTGTGTGCCGGTCACGACAATCATGCTCATTGGCAAGACCTTCATCCCGGTCACGACCCAAAGCTGCACCTGCGTTTCATTTGCGGCGGCTTCAAGCAGCGCACCCTAGCGGTGTAGTCTGGGGCATGCCGAAAACCAACCGACCTGTTCGGGAGCTTATGCTCCTCACCCTTAAACTTCACGAAGAGATCGATCTCGGTATGGGCGACGAGGCTCAAGCCGATGCGATCCGTGACGACATGGATGACCTTTGGAAGCTGATCCCAAGGGATGCCAAGGACGCCATTTCCAACATGAGCGGCGCCCTCAATGATGAGCGTAAGCGTCTTGGGGGTAAAGGTTGAGGTTAACATGGCAGATCCAGTACAAGTAACGCGGGGCGCCTTCACGTACAGCATCGAGGGGGAGCTGGTGACGTGTACTCTGGGGGATCCGAAGGACCCTGAGAGCGAGCACGTCTTCGCCCTTGATCATAGCTACCTGCCCGAGGTCATCGCGGGGCTACAGGCGATTGTTCGAAGCAAGAAGAGACAAGCCCGGAGGGGTAAAGATGGCTGAACCGATCCAGATTCACTACTTGACGACCGGCACGTTCTCTTGGGAGCTTCACCTGGACAATGAAGAGGAGACGACCATCGCCAGTGTCTGCGGGGGGCCGCTGCCTCGACGAGGGGACCATGTCAGCCATGAGGACTTTGACAAGCCTCTCAAGGTGACGCGCGTCGTTTGGGATATTCGACGCGGATACGGACTACAAGCCGACGTCTACGTGGATCCGTTGGTGTAGCAGGACGCAAGGAGACCCCATGAATTCAGATGAGACCCGTGATCAGAAGATCGCCGAAGAAGCTGATGCCGCCGTCAAGGACGTTCTAGCTAACCTCTCCCCCGAAGAGCGTGAGGCGCTTGCTGCGTCCATGGCGAACCCTGTGCGTGGCCCCAGGGACCCTCTGGCCGAGATGGAGGCTAAGTTCGCGGCGGAGCCGGGGTATGCGGACCTCTCCTACGAAGAGAAGAAGGAATTTCTCAAGGAGAAGATCCGAACCATGCCTAAGCCGGATCGGAAGGCTCTGGTCAAGGCTATGGCGAAGCGTATGCGCCCGCGTGGCCCTGCGCCCGTCAAGCAGCCTCCGATGCCCAAGCCCAACGACCCCTGCCCATGCGGGGCCGAGAATGACGACGGTAAGCCTATCAAGTTCAAGAAGTGCTGTGGATCCAACCGAGGAGACCTGGTGTACTTCGTGGCCCGAGGCGAAGAGGCCCTGATGAACGACTTGGGGCAAGTCCTGATCTTCGAATCGCCGACCCACGCTGTGGCAGGAGCAAGGCACTACGGGTGGACAGACGGGGACGTTATCCCGCTCCCTCCGGCACGCTTTGAGAAGTTCAAGGGGCAGATCCCCTACGTCCACGTGGTGACCAAGGAGTTTGACGTCGCCAAGACAGAGGACGAGGAGAAGGCTGAGCCCCCGGCTATCGCCATCACGTCCGTTGCTCAAATCATGTCCGATGCAATCGCCAAGGAGACCTCGGATGAAGAGCAAGGCTCTACAGCAAGCCCTTGAGGTTGCCAAGCAAGAGGTGAAGCCCTTGGGGGAGTCCTTGCGACGCGTCCACCGTCGCAAGGTCGAGATGGCGAGGGCTCAGAAGTACGACGGGAGGCAGACGGCGTACGCCGAGATCAACCAGATTGACTTCCGAGAGGCGTGGCGTCGTGCCGTCGAGGTTGACGCGGGGATTCCAGACGAGCCCCCAACGGACCTCCCGGATGAAGCCAAACGGGCGATCATCACGCTTGCCAGGTCCCTAGCCGTATTGGAAAAGGAATGGTGCTGACATGAAGATGATCGTCGCGATGGATCCCACTGGGATCATCGGGGTTAACGGAGGTATGCCCTGGCACTACAAGGCTGACTTCAAGCGATTCAAGGAGATGACCATGGGGGGGACGCTAATCATGGGTCGCAAGACCTGGGAGAGCCTCCCCGGGCCTCTTCCGGGGCGCCGTTCGATCGTCTTGACCCGAGCCCCTAACTACACGGCGGTAGGGGCAGAGGTCTATGCTGGGATCGATGCAGCTATCCTTGCGGCAGGTAGTGACCAGCACGGCCCCTCCAACGGGGTCTGGATTTGTGGTGGGGCGGAGATCTACCGCCTCTTCCTTGAGCAGGCTTGCGCGGACATCGAAATGGTGGACGTGACGATCGTCCCGGCCGTGGAAATCACGACCGACGAGCAGGATGTCACTCGCTTCCCCATTAATCTCCTTGAGGAGCGCTTCATAGGCGTAGGCGGCTACGTGAATAGCGCCGATCTACGGCTCACCCACAAGCAGTACATGAGAAGGTAGACATGGAGAGTACATCTTACTTCGCCGTTGAGGTGAAGCGTGGGGAAACACCTCACGTAGTAGCAGGAGTTGTCATCAATGCCGCCATCGCGGCGGGGCTCAAGTTCAAGGAGCTTGAGGTGATGGGAGACCTTGAGATTGCGGGCGCCAAGTTCGTCCGATTCCGGGCGGATGTGTACAGCATCAAAGAGGCCCTCGATAAGGTCAAGGATCGTGGGCTCATTCAGCTTCAGGGGACGACGTTCCAAGTAGCCCTCACGAATGGGCGCAAGGGGACGCTGCCTCTCGAGCGTATGCTTGTGACCCCGAGGATGGATCAAGCTGTCAAGTACAGGGGTCCTGGCCAGCCCTACGCCGAACGCCAATTCGAATCGTGATCCCTTTTATGGCGGCGCCCTGGTTATGCGGGTAGCAGCTATCCAAATGCAGCCGGTCTTCAAAGACCATCCAGGAAACATCCGAAAGGCCATGCTGCTGGCCTCCAAGGCCGCCAAAGACGGCGCCAAGCTCATCGTTCTCCCCGAGCTATGCACGACGGGCTACTCCTTCATGAGTGCCGAATCAGCTCGACACTATGCCGAGACCTTGAGTGACTTCGACCCCAGCAAGCGAATCCCTGACAGCGGGGCGTGCTCTTGCCCGAGCATGTACGTCATGCACCGGGTAGCGGCATCGTTCGACACCTACGTAGCTTGGGGGCTCGTAGAGGCGGACCCTGGAACGGGGCACCTGTACAACGCTCAGGTCCTCATGGCGCCGGATGGCTCCTGGGAAAGCTACCGCAAGGTCAACCTCTGGGGTAATGACTTCCTCTGGGCCAAGCCGGGGCGCGCTAACCCTCCGGTGGTCCCGACGCCTCATGGAAAGATCGGGCTCCTTGTTTGCCGCGACGTGCGGGACAAGAGCGACAAGCTCGACTCATTCTATGAGAAGGGTGACGCCGACATCGTTGCCTTCTCCGCCAATTGGGGCAAAGGGGGCTTCCCAGCGGTACACTGGATGGAGTTCGCCTCGGACAATGCCACAACGCTGGTCGTGGCCAATCGTTACGGGATCGAAGATAATAACGACTTCGGTCTTGGTGGAATTTGCATCATTCGCCCGGACGGCACGGTAAATTGCGACGGCCTTCTTTGGGGCGCCAACTGCATTGTAGCAGGAGACCTGTGACGAAACATATCGCGAGAAACGTTGCCCGTCGTTACGCCAACGGACGGATCCTACCGGAGATGCTCAAGGCGCTCGATCAGCTCGATCAGCTTGACGAGAATCTCACGAAGCTCGAGACGACCTTCGACATGCACTTTGCGGCGGCAACCCCCGAGGTCAAGGGGCACATGGATTCGCTCGTCAAGGCCATCGAAGGGTTGAAGACGGCCAAGATGGTGCTTGACGGGCTCAACAAGCTCGTCGCAACGTTCCCCGAGGACAAGGGCGCGGCTAAGGCCAAGGTCGAGGCCGAACGTATGGTTGACCGCTTCGAGAAGCACATCGAGAAGACCAGGAAGATCGTCCGGACCCTTTCCGCCAAGGCGATGCCCAAGGCCCTCAAGGATCTTGGGGCCAAGATCGAAAAGATCATCAAGGCCAAGCTGGTGAACCCATCGGTGCTCGAGGTCCTCCCTTGGCAAGATACACAGACCCACACCGCACCCTACTTGATCTTCTTCCGGATCCAGGATAAGTCGTTCCATAACGGGCGCGTAGAGGTACGCATCGAAGAAAACATCTCGTCAACGGATGGACCATCGTTGTACGATGGGTATAACATTACCCGAAATATCACGGCGGACAAAGCCGCTGAGGCATTCTTCGCGAAGCTGCGTGGGTGGGATGGCATCAAGGGCGGGGCTGAAGAGAAGACCCTCCGGAAGATGCGGTGCGTTGGGATTGAAGGCGCAATCAAGAGCATCACCAACTCGCTCGGTTGGATGACAGATCCTCCCACGGTTTCCGATGACTACCTCACGGTTGAGGGATCCTACCGTGCCGGATCCTTGCCCAAGGAGGGCGCATACGAGCTAGGCGAGTATGAGTACGAGCAATTGGTGATGGCGGAGCGCGCCAAGTGTCAGAAGGCGGTAGATGCGAAGCTCGCCCCCTACAAGGACGTCATCAAGAACACCGAGATCAGCTTCGGCGAGAAAAGCTGGGTCTACATCACCGTCCACCTGAAGTAAGCACGTGCCCGGTGTAGATCCGGGCATGACTACTACAACGCCCACCATCGAACGTTGCTCCTTCTGCAAGCGCCCTCGCAACGAGGTCAAGCAGCTCATTGCAGGCCCTGACGGCGCCTTCATCTGCAACAAATGCATCGCGGCGGCGGCTAAGGCCGTCGAATCCGCCGCCAAGGGGGCGACCCCCGAAGCCACCAAGGAAGAGCCTCTCCGCAAGCCCAAAGAGATCCGGGCCTACCTTGACGAACACATCATCGGGCAGGAAAAGGCCAAGGTCGACGTTTCTGTCGCCATCTACAATCACTTCAAGCGGCGCGTCACCTGTCAAAAGGGCATCCCCAACACGACCGGGGTGGAGATCCAGAAGTCCAACATCCTCCTCATGGGACCCTCGGGGACGGGAAAGACGGAGATCGCCCGAACGATCGCGCGTCTCCTCAAGGTCCCCTTCTACGTCGCGGATGCGACCAGGCTCACGCAGGCGGGCTACGTTGGGGACGATGTTGAAAGCCTCCTCCAGGGGCTCCTGGCCGACGCGGACGGGGATGTTGAACGGGCGGAATGGGGCATCATCTTCATCGACGAATTTGACAAGCTCGCCAGGAAGAGCGGGCGCGGGGCTTCGGGCTACCGTGACGTTTCCGGTGAGGGCGTGCAGCAGGCGCTTCTCAAGATGCTTGAGGGCGGCAAGGTGCAGGTCCCTCGGGGCATGAACGCCCGCGTCGTGAGCGCCAGCGGGCAGGCCGTCGATATGATTGACACGCGCAACGTCCTCTTCATCTGCGCGGGCTCCTTTGCGGGGATCGAGGAGGCGGTCGGGCAGCGCCTCAACAAGGACGCCCGGGTGGGCTTCGGGACCGCCAAGAAGAAGATCGCTCCGGACGAGGTCTATACGGCCATCACGGAGGACGATATCCTTGACTTCGGAATCATCCCGGAGCTGATCGGTCGTATCCCCATCCACACGACCACGCTGCCTTTGTCCGAGGACGATATGGTGCGCGTCCTGACCGAGCCCAAGAATTCCCTGGTCAAGCAATACCAGGCCCTCTTCGCTATGGACAACGTCGAGCTATCGTTCGACGAGGCGGCGCTTCGGTCGATCGGGCGCAAGGCCAATGAGCGCACCACGGGCGCGAGGGCGCTGCGTAGTATCATGGAAGAGATCCTCCGGGCCTACGCCTACACGGTCCCCAGTGAGCCTGACGTGCGCGCCATCCACATAACGGAGATGGCCGTCAACGGCGGGGACGCAGTCATCATGCGCGGCGAGGCCCCGGTGGCCTCCGCAGAAGAGCCTCAGATCCGGCTCGCCAAGGGCTGAGGATTGTTCTTTTCCTCCCACTAAGGTATGCTCGTCACGTCCAGCTTTCAGGGTTCGGTCTACCTTCGGAGCGCACACGCCCTCGATGAGGGCGGCTTGAATGAAATCTACAACGCGAACTACGAGTTCGCGGATGGTGAGGTGAAGGGCTCTTCTCTTGTCCAAAACGTGGAAATGTACACGGACTACAAGAAGGGCATCGGCCGGGGTATCGTTTACGCCCTCAACCCTGACTACAACTACATCTACAAGATCGAGCGACCCCTACGGATCTTCGAGAAGAAGCGCGAAGACTTTCTCTACGCGATCAAGCGAGGTATGGTCGACCTCGACCTCATTGCGAAGCAGCACCCCAAGCTGACGCAAGAGGCGGCCATTGAAGAGGTCCTCAAAGAGGTCCTTGGTGAGGGCGTCTACTACCTCCAGTACTTCAAGAAGGCCCCCTTCATGAAGTACTATGACGGCGTTCAGGTCCACAAGACGGCTGACATGAAGTATTGGGGCAACGTGGGGATCTGGCTTTCGATCATCCAGACCGGCGCGGACCTGATCGACGGTAACGTCAAGCGGTTCGTCAAGGAGGCGCCGGGGACGGTCCCAGATATCCCTTCGGACATCGTAGAGGAGCTGGTTGACTACACGGCTAAGGCGGGCGGCCGTATTGGGACGCGTGCCAAGAAGTGGCTCCAAGAGAACATCAAGCCGCCTTACGGGTCCATCAAGGTCTACCGGGGCGTGAAGCTCGACAGCTACGATGTCAAAGGGCTCACCGAAGATGCTCAGACTTACTTGGGGCTCTCCAAGCTCACGGACGTCCATAAGGGCGCCGTGGCGACGCTTAGCCGGGGCGAGCGTCGTCTTGGTCACAGACGCCCCAGATATCCCGAGAGTTCGCCAATTTGGGAGCCATGCACCTCCTCTTGCAAGCTGAGCTGAAGCCCAAGCAGATCATCGTTGACCTCACCTTGCTCCCTATGGGCATCCGTACCAAGTTCAGGCACTTCAGCCAGAACGAGGTCATTGCCGCGCCGGGAAAGATCCCGGCGAAGATCATCTCCATAGGGGTTTCGGAGTACCTCCTGAAGCATCTGGAGACACCCACGCAGTATTCGGACCCTGCTCTCCAGAACTACGAGTGGGTTCCCCGCTACGGGTTCATCGAAAAGAAGGCCGATCTCGCGCGGAAGATCATGGCCCGTTATCTTGGGACTACAGATATGGTGTAGTAGTGAGCATGGCAGCAACGTTTGAGCATCTTTCTTGCCCTCTTCCGCTACCTCCCCTCGATCATCTATCCGTTGCAGAGCTAACCGCGTTGCGTCAGGAGCTTCATAGGATAGGGCGCACCGCCCGCAAGGAGGCGTCCAAGACCATCCAGAAGATCCCGGGCTTGAATAAGCTCTGGCTCAAGACGATCGCGGTCAAGACCGACGATGAGAATCGCCTGGCGATCCTTGAGGAGTTCAATCGCGAGCTGGTCAAGCATCCCGAGGCGTTCGTGAAGCACGCCTATGCCAACTCTCTCGTCATCATCGATACGGCCATCCACGATGAGGCCATGAAACGCGCAGCTACGACCCCTGTGATGGTGACACGAAGACGTTGATCCCTCGCTGACATCGGTGTAGCTACCAGCATGCTAAGCGGCAAAACAGAGGGGCTACCCTACTCGCTCTCACGTTGGACCGACGTTCCGGCGTCCAAGTGGGACTGGTTCAAGGCTCAATTGGCGCAAGGGCGCATGACGGCGTTCGACCCACGAACGGCCATCCCGGGGGAATGGAGCCTCCGGCAAGAGGACACCCAGGGGCTGATTCTTTGGACGAAGAACCCCACCAACCTCTTGAAGGACGCCGCGCTCCTCAAGGGCTACCCCCTGGTCGTGCATGTGACCTTGACGGGATGGGGCGAGGTTGAGAAAAACGCCCCCGACATTCACGAAGGCATCCGGTTGCTCAAGGACACGGTCCGGACCTTTGGGGTGCATCAAGTCGTGTGGCGGTTCACGCCTATCCCGCAGCTCCCGACCCTTGAGATCCTCGATCGGTTCACTGAGATCGCTGAAGAGGTCGCCAAGGTGGGCGTTCGTGAGGTCTACACGGTCTTCTTGCAGCCGAATGACCGGATGCCTGAGACCCGGACGGTCCACCGGCGCCACCTCACGATCCAAGCCATGGCGCGATCGGTGGAGTACCTACACATCCTGGTGCTTCATTGCAAGGATGACCAGACAACCCTCTCCAAGCCGATCGACCAGTACGAGTACAACCTCGATGTAGGCGTTTGTGAGGACGGGCGGCGGTTCGGGGCGCCTCCCACCATGGATTGCGGATGCTGCCTTGCCGTTGACCCCTTCACGATCAACGAGACGTGCGCCTTGGGGTGCAAGTACTGCTACGCGGCGGATAAGAGCCTCTCGGCGAAGAAGCGCAACACGACGCTCAGGGTGCTGCCTTGATTCACACGCATCCGTTTGCGGAGGATTGGCTTGCGCTCCAGGGCATACACATCCCCCCGGAGCCTGCCAAGGTCTCGCACTTCCTGAATTTTGACGTGACGCTCTACGACTACCACGACCCCCGCCCTCTTACGGAGGTGGTTGAGGATCAGATCATGGTTTTGCTGGAGCGCTTCAAACCTGGAATGGACACACGCCTTCAGGTGGTGACCACGTATGCGGACGGTTCGAGTTACACCCGCACCTTAACACATCTGTTCTTCAACATGCCCAGGTACGACCTTGTGCATCGCGCGGTCACGTTATGCGACGACCGCGAGCGAGAGATTGTGAGCATCTTGTTAGCACTACACAACATGGAAGAGATCCCCCATGCCAAATCTTGAGGACTCACCTGACTTGACCGACGAAGAGGTTGCGGCGGCGGTAGACGCGACGGACGCTGAGCTTGGGAATCGCCTATTCGACCTCAAGTGTCGGTGCGATAGGCTTCACGAGCGGAGGCACAATAGCCTTCGTCGACGTCGCCCCTACCACTACGCCATTTTCGAGCTAAGCTGCCCTGTATGCGGTGACGCCCAAAAGGCTGTCTTCCGTTTGACCGATCCGAAATGGAGACTCACATGAGCAAGTGCGACGACGGTTGTGACCAGACCCCGGTGACGTGCGAGACGCCCCGGACGACATACTGCGATCGAGATCGCAAGAACAACGTCTGGATCGAGGGCGGTGATCCCGCGACCGGCGAGGGCGGTGTGTGCCTCTTAGACAACATGCACCGCGAGCAGGTCGTCTACATCCTTGAGCGGGACGAGATCGCCCGGCGCGACCTTGCTCGTGTGACGAGCGATCCTGAGCTTCAGGAGATGGCGCTTACGGTACCGCGCCTCGCGACCAAGGAAGAGGCGGACACGATCCAGGAGAAGGCCAACGCCAACACGATGCCCTTCTACACGGCCTTTGCGGGGCGGCCCCCCTTCGCCCAGTGAGGTTGCCATGGGCGGACAGATGAGAAAGATTGCTCGAAGGCAAAAGCAGGACCCCGTCAAGGCCCTCGGGTCAGCCATGCAAGCCCTCGAACGGCTTCAAGGCGTCCCGGAGCTTGTGGCGGCCGTCAAGAGCGTTGGCGAGGACCTCTCCGAAATCCAAAAGGTCCTGGCGATGGCCATCCAGGACCTTGGGGACCTCGACCATCGCTTCAATAGATTTCGGTATGCCGTCACCGAGATACTCGCGATCGGCGGAACGGATACGGACATCGCCTACTTCGAGGCCAAGTACGACAAGGAGACCAAGCATGACGATCCGGCACAAGGACCAGCAGACGGCAAAGACCCCGCGTGACCTCTACGGGTGGGTCAAGCTGGCGCAGCTTGCCATTGCTCGGGCGGAAAAGATCAAGGATCGCCGTCTTGAGGGGCTGCGTGCATCGCTAACCAACGGAAAAGCCGAGAGAACCCTTCGACAGCTCGGGATCATTTGTGAGGCCGACGTCGATCGCGAATTCCCCAACCCAACCTGACCCGCCTAAAATCGAAACCACGATGCAAAGTTCTCTTGACATCGTGGGCATCACATCAAAAGATGGTGGCGATCATTAGACCTGGTGGTGTAGACATCAGGACAGAACCACATCGGATTCAAGGAGATCAACATGAACGCACGTGAGCTGAAGAACACCCGCAAGCGGACCCTGGGCCTTGTCAACGCGATCGAAGCGCAGATCAAGAAACTCGAAGGCACCCTCAAGAGTGCCAAGTCGCACCTCAAGGAGGTCGACACCCTCATCGCCGACAACACCAAGCTGAGCGTGGCCAAGAAGAACGTCAAGGCTGAGAAGCCTGCGAAGGCTGCCAAGCCCGCGAAGGAAGTCAAAGCGGCCAAGGCGGAGAAGCCTGCGAAGACGGGTGATCGCCCGACGCTGGTTGAAGCGATCAAGATCGTCATGGGCAACAAGGTGATGAACGCCGAGGCGGTTCTCGCTGCGCTCACAGAGAAGGGGTGGGCACCCGGTGCCCAAGACAAGAAGACCTACACGAGCTACCTGCTCTCCTCGAACAAGGATGTCTTCGAACGCGTGCCTGACAAGGGTCGGGGATTCTACCGCGTCGCCGATGTCAAGGTGAAGGCTGCCGCTCCCAAGGCCGAGGCAAAGGCTGAAGTCAAGGCAGAGGCGCCCAAGGCCGAGGCAAAGGCTGAAGCCAAGGTCGAGGCCCCCAAGGCGGAGGCGCCCAAGGCCAAGAAGGACAAGGCTGCTGACGACAAGATCCTCGCCGACCTGGGCGTTACCGCGCCCGACGCCGCCAACCCCTTCGGCGGCTGATCCTACACTTCAAGCCCTTCCACAAGGGGGACGAGCTTTACGGCCGTCCCCCTTGTGCTTTCTGGTGTAGCTGTAGGGTGTACGTGAGACACTGACGAGGATTTGTATGTCAGACCGTAATGTAACGATCGACGCCGCCCGCAGGCTGATCAAGATCCGCATGCAGCAGGCGATTTGCCGTGAGAAACTCAAGGAGCTGGGAGGGACGGACCATATCTGGGAACCTATGCTGATGCTTGCAGACGGCTTCTACGACGAGGCCCTTAAGGATTGGAATGCCCATCTCAAGAGCGTCCCGATGCACATGCATGTCCGGCTTGCGCTCATCGTTGAGGCTATCTCCCAAGCAACCATTGAGGCGGGCTTCCCTTACAAGGACCACTGCGATGAAGCCTGGATCAAGCGGGTCATCGGTAACTTCCTGGCCACCTTTGACCCGATGGAGATGCTTGACGGTGTAGGGGACGCTTGATGAAGACCGGGGACCTCATAGATCTGGATGGCAAACGCTACCAAGTCGGTCAATTTCGACGTGACGTTAGGACCTTCATGGTTTACGACGTCACTGGAGTTGGGCGTGAGGTCCCAGACGACATTCCGCACAAGGTCGTGGCGCAACCGCCCTCCACGTGGCCCTTCATCACGTCGAAGGAGCATCCCAAACACGGGGCGGTAGCGTCCGTTCAGATCCCGTCCCGGCAGCGGGAGCTTACACCTCTTGAGGATTGGGCGCCAAGTGAGCCCACCCGGGCAGGCGGCAGTATCTTCCTGAACCCTGCCTTGGGGCTACGCCTTGGGGATACCGTCAACGTCACGCTCCGATCGGGAAAGATCGTCCGTGTGACCATACAGAGGTCCTTTGCGTCGGTTCCACAGCGGATCGAAAGAGCTGCGGCCAAACCCAAGGAGCCAAAGACTGCTTTTGACCATCTCCTAGAGGGAGATGACGATGAAGATACCCCTTGAAGTCGATCGCGCCGTGGGTGCAATGCGGGTTGCCCGTTCCAGCATCCTCGAGGAGTTCACCCGGAAGAACGTGATGGGCACCACCTGTAGTGAGGGGTGTCACCATTGCTGCTATTGGCCGGTAGCGATATCGGTCCTTGAAGGGGCGGAGATCTACCTGCACCTCAAGGCGCAACACCGTTGGACGACGTCATTGGCGGCTCGACTTGACCAAGCGGCGACGGCGGTAACGGGGCTCAGCTATCCTGTGTGGCTGCATTCCGAGACACCGTGCGTCTTCCTCGAGAAGGGGCGCTGCTCGATCTATGCGGCAAGGCCAACGGCGTGTCGCAGCGCAATCTCTAAGGGGGACCCCTTGGATTGTAACGTCCATCGGTTAATCCAAGCGCAAAGCCTGGTCCCACGGGTTTCCGTCATGACGCGGTTTCACCAAGAGGAGCAGGCTATCCTCAAGCAATTCAAGGGTGACTGGCATACCATGCCGATCCCTACGGCGGTCCTTGTAGCGCATCGCATCTGCTCTGGGGAGTTCAACCTGAGCCAGGCCCGCGCGGCGGTGTTCGTTGAACACTTGGGGAGGATGTGATGATTTGCTCGGTATGCCGAAAAGAGAAGCCTTGCCCTCACAAGGTCACGCTGACCCAGGAGCAGCTTGAATCAATGCGCAAGCTCACGGGGCATGACCTCCCGGAGAGCTTCTACTACTGCGAGCCGTGCTGGCGCGTAGTGATGGATCGTGAACGCGGGGCGGCGCTTCTTCGGGGGCTCTACCAGACCGCGTTGACCAACCTCGGACATCCAAATGCCGTCAAAGCAGGGGAACGCCTACAAGCATTCCTCCTTGATAAGACCAGGAAAGGTAAGCCGTCGTGAGTGACAACAAGTTCGAAGCCTTGATGCAACACCTTAACGGGATCCGTGAAAAGTACGGCGACGACGCCTACAAATCGGCCGCTACGGACATCGCGGGGCAATTCTTGGCGCAAGGAGGGGAGACCGCTGCCTTCGCCCGAGAGGCTTTCAAGGGCGTCGTTGATTTCGACGCCGTAGAGAAGCAGCGGGCTGAAATGCCTGCGGACAATCCCATCCTGGCGGCCATTCAACAGCAAGTCCCGGGGATCAAGTCACAAGCGCAATTCAACGTCTTCATGGCAGCCTTTGACGCCCTGCGGGCCACCATGAACGCCATCTTCACGGGCAACGACGCTGACGAGGCCAAGGGTAAGAAGGCTCTTGAGTCAGCCTATGAGGCCGCACACAAGGCGACCGAGATCACAGGTAAGCTCACAGACGTCCCGGAGGCCGCTACCAGCAAGGCCGCCGAAGAATTCAAGAACCCTCCACGTCAATTCACGGAGCTATCCGAACAACGTGCCCTCCTCACCGAGCTTGGCGAGATCAAGAGCACCGACACCCTCAACACGTGGTACGCTGCCAACCGCTCCCGTATTGACCGGGTTGTAAGTCAATCGCTACGCAACGCTCTCTTCGACTCGATTCGACAGAAGAGGGACGCGCTTTCCGCCTCCTCGGTGTAGAACCGGGGCATGCCACACCCTGATCGAGACCACTGGTGGTATTGTCAAGCCAATGAGACCTTGCTACAAGGCCCTGGGTTTGATTTCAAGACCCTTGTCGCCGTCGAGGCGGATGACCTTGTCGTGCGGACCGGGATCGACCCGGATAACCCAATCCGGATTCCTCTCCCCTTGCTTGAAAATCTCCTGCGAAAGGCTGAAGGATGACTCTCTCCATTGAAAAGCTACGAAGCATCAAGACCATCATCACGCATGATGTGTGCCCTGATGGCACCGCCTCGGCCCTGATCCTCCAAGACGCTCTGGCTGAGAACGGGCTCACGGTCAAGTTCATCCAATACGGGACGGAGGCGATGGCTGCGCTCCAGCCGGAGCCTGGGATGATCTTCTGCGACGTGCATCCCAACGAGGACATGGCACAAGCCTTCGCGGACGCCGGGGCGATCCTCCTTGACCACCACCGGACGGCAGAGCATGTCGTCAAGCTCTTCGGGGACAATGGTGTCTACTCCGCCGAGCCTGGGGTGAGCGGGGCGACCTTGGCCTACCGTGAGGTATGGCTTCCGGCCGTCGAGGCGAAGCTCTCGGAGCACCACGCCTCCAAGACGATGGTCGAACGGATCGCGACGCTTGCGGGCATCCGTGACACTTGGCAGAAGACAGATCCTCAATGGATCGAAGCCTGCCATCAATCCTACGGGCTCATGTTCCTCCCGCAGGAAGCCTTCATCGGGTCGGTATCCGCGACGCTTAGCCCTCCCTTCTGGTCCAACCTCATGTGGGCTGGAAAGGTTCAGTATGAGAAGGGCTTGCGCCGGGTTGAACGGGCTGTCCGTGACGCCTACCGCTTCACGTCGGCCAAGGGGACCCGGGTTGCGGTATTCGAGGGAGTCAAGATGACGAGTGACGCTGCCGAGGTAGCCTCGGACATCGACCTCATCGTCGGGTTCGACTACTACGTCGACAAGGGGATCCCCAAGGCGGTCTTCTCGACGCGTAGCCGGACGACCTTTGACTGCGGGTCTTTCTGCAAGGCCCAGGGCGGTGGGGGCCACACCAAGGCGGCAGGCTTCAACGTGCCCAACCCCAAGCAGGACCCCTGGTCCATTGTGATGGAACGCGTCAACGCGTTTGAGGGGTGATATGCCAAGAGGCTATATCGCCACAACCCTGGCCGAGCTTGACGCCCTTCATGGGCAGCTCGTGCCGGGGTCGCACCTCGTCTTCCTCGGCGGGCTTGACGGGGGCATTCAAGGACGTCGCAGGGGGCTTGTCCTACGGGACACCTGCCTCCTCGTGACGGCTGACCAAGTCCGCTATGCCTACCTCCTACGCAAACCCCTGGAGGGCACGTTGGTGAGCAACCTCATCAAGCATGACGTGGGGGTTTTGAACATCCCGGTTTGCCGCTGCACGGCGGATGCCTCGGCTTGGCAGGCAAGCATCCAGACGGGCAGGTTCCCTTCCAACGTCCTCCTCGTCCACCAAGGGGGGTGCCGTGTTGAAGGGACGCGACGGGTTCATAGCGGCAAGACGCCGGAGGTCCTTGGAGAGCGCGTGAGCGGTCTCTACAACATCGGGACCGATCGTAAGCTCCCCTCGGCATGGATGTCCAAATGCTACGGGGATGAAGAAGGAATGGAAACCCTCGTTCAATGGGTTTGCGAGGCGGGCTGCCCCGCTATGACCGTCGACGAGGGTGAAGGCAACACCCGCTACCACCCGCAATTCAGATCCTACGCTGATGCTTTGGCTTGGCTCCAGGCCCTCGTTGACGCTTAGTCTCCCGCAGGAACGATACGTCCTCCGCCACAAATGCCGTGAAGGGAAGCATGGCGAGCAAAGCCAGTGAGCCCACCTTCGTGTTCAGCAAGGCAAAGCACAAGACCGTCGTGATTGCCATTCCAACGAAAGCGATGAGGGTAGCGTATCGGCAGAAGTTTGAAACTCTCATGGTGTCCTTAGTATGCCGTTGTAGGTAACGGATCAACGAGAAAGCTGTGTCCAAATCCAATCGACCCAAGTAGTTCGGCCTTTGGCGGTGGGGTGGAGGAGGTCAGAGCCCATCTCGGCATTGGATTCACGTCCGTCGAGGTAGGGGGTCTTGGAGTCATTGATCATGGCTTTGAAGGCGTCCAGGCCGGGCACAGCGCGGGCGAGGCAGTCTTTCATGGCGTGACACACGGTGGGGTCGGTTGAGCCGATCTTGGGCGGACCAAGCCAGACGATGCGGGTTGCTCCGGTACGGTTGAGGCGGTTCAAAAGCGTTGTGAGGTACGGGGGCTCATTGGTGATGATGCGCGTCCCCATACAGGCGTCGTTGGCGCCAAGGGCTACGAGGATGATCGTCGGCTTGAAGGCGCGGGCACGCCAATGCTCCCGGTGGAGGCTGGTCGCCCATTGGATGACGGTGCTCCCCGCCTTGGGATCGCCGCCAAAGGGGACGCCTTCAGCCTTTGCCTTGGCGGCCAGGTGTGGGTAAATGAGGTAGCCGTTACTGTCACCGATGAGCCAAACGCGATCGGTGGCCTTAATCTCGGCCTTAGCCGTCGTGGCTGTGAGCAGTAGGGCTAGAATCAGGGGAAGATGCTTCATGGGTGGTTTTCTACACCAAAGAGGTTGATCTCTCGTAGGGTTAGGCATAAGAGGGACATGGCAACCTTCAGGAAAGATAACCGAACAGGCGAGTGGAAAGTTTTTGGAACGGCTGACGAGGTGGCCCCCGGGTCCGTCAGTGTTCGCAAATCGGATGGTACGTCGAAGACGGTTCAAGTGGATCGCGTGTCCAAGCCCTTCGACGTCAATGGGGTCCTGCACGTCTACGGCTACATTGCCGCCAGCACAGCGGCGTCAACGAGCACGGGGAGCTGCTGCGCGGAGTGCGGCGCACCAAGCTCACGGATGACCATGTGTTCGGATTCGAATGGCATCCAGGGACCCTGCTGCCCACGATGCGCAAGGATGTCACGCTTCGAACGCTCCTTCGCATAATCCTCCTGTGACCGGGCGATGATGTTATGCGCGACCTCATCGCCCGTGTTGCTGCCCGCTATGAATGTCAGGACCTCCTTCGGCAAATCCAAGGGGGTAAGCCTGCGATCCTCGTCCTGGTCACATCCTACCCTGGGATGGACATCCGCGTTTATCCCACAGAGGACCTCCCGCCCGAAAGGGTCGCGGCGCTTGACACCTACCTCCAGGGGATCTTCACGGCCAAGAAGATCGAAGACTACGGCCCATGTAAGGACCCCGGGGGCGCCCCGCTCTCCTACATAGAAGCCTTGGTGCAAATGAGCAGGTGCTGCACAGGAACGGAGATCCCCTAGATAACCGTTTGGAGAATCTCCTGATCCGCAACACCACTCCCGGAAGCTCGGATGGCTACATCTATGTGTATGTGGCAGGGCGGGGTAATGTGGCGGAGCACCGCTGGCTTATGGAGGGGATTCTAGGACGACCTTTGACATCCGATGAGAGCGTCCACCACCGTAATGGTGACCGTCAAGATAACAGAGCCGAAAACTTGGAGTTGTGGTCAAGGTACCAGCCCTCCGGACAACGTGTGGCGGATAAGCTAAAGTGGGCGCGGGAGATAATCTCTCGTTATGGACACCTTGAGCATGCTGCGTCTAGCTGAACGGGTTGTGGCCCGCTACCAGTCAAAACACCGCGTCAAAACGAAAGACGGGGACGAGATGGTGGTCTACGAGTATTCGGAGCGCCAGATCGCCAACCGGAACCGTAAGAAGGCGGAACGCCTCGAGAAGCTCAAGAAGAACATCGGCAACCTCCGCAAACGCGTCCAGCAGGACCTCAAGAGCAGTGACCCTGACACCATGCTATCCGCCCTGGCGGTAGCCCTCATCGACCACACGTATGAACGTGTAGGGAACGAGGAGTCTGCTGATGATGGGCACTTCGGGGTCACCGGGTGGACCCGCAAGCACATTAGCTTCGGTCGTGGGAACGCGACGGTGAAGTACGTTGGCAAGTCCGGCGTGAAGCACACCAAGAAGATCTCCGACGCCAGCATTCTCAAGGCCCTCAAGGATGTCTACGAGGCCCGGGAGGACGAGGACGAGAGCATCTTCACGCATGACTTGGGGAAGGTTGATGCCCGCAAGGTCAACGCCTACCTCAAGCAATTTGACGTGACAGCCAAGGACCTCCGAGGCTTCCACGCCAATCGAGAAATGCAAGAGCGCCTCAAGGAGATTCGCTCCAAGGGCAAGGCGCTATCCGAAGACAAGAAGGCCCGGGAGAAGCAGCTCAAGGCGGAATTCCTCAAAGCGCTTGAGGCAACGGCTGAGGCTGTCGGGCATGAGCCTGCGACCCTACGGTCGCAGTATTTGGTTCCGGGGCTCGAGGACGAGTACGTTAACAAGGGTACCGTAATGCCGTCCTTCAAAAAAGACGCTTCCAGTCTTGCAATACGCGTCATTCAACGCTATCTTGGGGCATGCTCAAGAAATGGGTGATCTATTCCCTTGAAGATCCGCGCGGTGGTGGTGTACGATACGTAGGCATCACACACCAAGAACCCCAAAAGAGACTTCGAGGGCACTTGTCCAAAGCCCGTCGAGGTGCCCGTTCCCACCTGTTCAACTGGATCAGGAAGCTTCAAGCAGATGGCGTTGAGCCTATCTTGCGTGTACTTGAATCGGGCTCTGGGGAAGGGTGGGGTGCTGCCGAAACTCAATGGATTGCGTGGCATCGTACACTAGGCTGCGACCTCACAAACGCCACAGATGGTGGGGAGGGATGCCCAGGTCACAAGGTATCCCTGGAGGCTCGTCAGAAGATGCGTGAGGCTCGACTGGGGAAACCCTTGAGCCCTGAGCACAAGGCGAAGGTGGCTGCGGGTAATCGCGGCAAGAAAATGCGTCCCGAGTCCATTGCGTTGGGTGTTGAAAAGAGGTGTGGGTTCAAACATACCGCCGAAGCACGAGCGAAGATATCTGCTGCCAGAAAAGGGAAGGCGGGGTGGATCCCCACCCCTGATGTGTTAGCTAAACGTGCGCGAGCAATACAAGCGGCTATGTCGAACAAACGCGCGGCTGGGGGAACGTTTAGCCCTGATGCAGCAACTCGCGCCAAGATCAGCCAGGCCAACAAGGGTCTGAAGCGGAGCCCTGAAACCCGCGCCAGGATGTCAGCGGCGCGTAAGGCGGTTTGTGCTAAAGAACGAGAACGGACGGGGAAGCAATTGGGAGAGAGAGCCTCCCACAAGACATGCCCTATATGTGGGCTTCACATGCACAGACAAAGCAAGACTTGCAGAAGTTGTTTTGAAAAGGCTAAGACACACTGTTGTTAGATCGGGTCCCAGGGCTTGAGGAGGACTTCATGGCGGACGGTAAGGTGGACGGCAATTTCGTCAAATCAGCATCCTTGGAGCAGCGCGTGGTACAGCGCTACCTAGCGGATCGACGGGCGGCGGCCAAGTTTGCCGTCGTCGATACCTACGCGGCGCTTGTCAAGAAGTGTCATGATGCGGAGTACACTGGGGTCCAAAAGATCCTGGCCCGGGTCAATCTGATCGCGAAGACCATTGGCTACACTCTTGACATGCAGCAATCCTACCTCGAGGCGCGGACCGGGAGCGGGACGACCATTGAAGGTCGGTTGCGCTTCAAGGAGATCCCCGGGGCGAGGAATATCGTCCTGGGAGAATCCGCTATTCACACGGCTATGCGTGACCTCTTTGACCTGTGGTCCTACCCACGTATGAACCAGGATGGGTTCGACATTAGTGTCTAAAGCGCCGCTCATACATTGATCGACACCCTCCAGGGGTGTAGTATGGGCATCATGCAGATTGCAGAACTACACTTAGCACCAAGCAACGTTGAGGAGACGCTTCACCGTATCCTTGACGACCTGGACCTTCCTCGCGTAGAGGCGCGGACGGGGCTTCGGCTTTCCGAGCTGGTCCCACGCCTTCGTGAGTACCGCCACAATCAAGATCAATTCCACCAGGGCGAAACGATCCTTGAGCACATCCAGATGGTTCTCGAGGATCTCGAGCGCATCACGGTTGGGTTGGGCTACCCAGACAGGCAGCTCCTCAACGCCACGGCGCTCTTCCACGACCTGGGGAAGGCTTACACGCGGACCGTTGAGGACGGCCGGTTCAAGTATCACCGGCACGCTGAGGTCAGCGGGCTCGTCTACGACGCTCTCATGGCTCAAGAAACTAGCCAGGAGTTCTTCCTGATCCGAGACCTTGTCCGGCTACACGACGTCTTCTTGGATCTTGCGCGGGCGCGACGGGAGGCCACTGGGGGATCGCTGCGTTACCTCAACCGGCTCATGACGGAGCCTCTCGTTCAGCAAGGGCGGCTCTACTTGCTCCTACACTTCGTTCAAGCGGATACCGCGAGGGCGCAGCAGGATAACGCCTCCGCCCGGAGCCTCCAGCGTGTCTTGAGCGACATCGAATCCTACCAGATTCGTCAAGCTGAAGAGGTCGAGCTACGACGCCGGATGCAAGAACGGGCTGTGACACATGCCGATGCCATCCGTGACCTTGTCCAAGAGGTCCCAGAAGCCGCAGCGGTCCTCCCTAACATCTCCGCTATGAACGAGATTCTGGGCCGCGTTCGTCGCTACGACCTCATTCGGGCTACGCAAGCTATCCTGCAAGGGAGCCCCACATGAAGTACCTCCTCGTCCTTCTCGTTCTCACCGTAGGCTGCCACGATATGCGCGCAACCAACCCGGTCTCCGCAGAGTACCCGTGTGGGACACGTGCGCACCCTTGTAGCCGGGCGCCGCTCACATGCTGCTGGAATGCTATGGTGTGTGGAGGGCTCGAGGGGACGGGGTGTCCCGCAGGGATGTGTTGTGCCATTGATAACGAGCGGACGCCCCAATGGCTGGGCTACAGCAGCCCGTAGTCGCGCAGGTACTCCCGCCAAGCATCCCAAGCCTCGGAAAGACCTCGCCAAGGGGCTATGGAGATCTCGGTGCCCCTCTTGCTTAGCGTGATCGTGTAGTGTGGGCGCTCCCAAATCCACAGACGGTATTCGGACCCCAGGACCGTCTTGGTCTGACGACCGAACCGCGCCTTGTGGCGGGCAAGCTTGATCTGGAAGGTGTCTCCGGCTTTGAGGGCGTAGCGTCGGTAGGCGTCGACCCAGCGATCGGGGTCGCCCTCATTGAGGATGATCTGCTCAATTGGAATTCGATCGTCCATCACAAGCCTCGCGGCAGGCTTCGGCCACGTAGTCCTCGCCGAGCTTCCAGGCGTGTCGGTAGTAGACGAAGGTAGCGGCGGCGCGAAGCGGGCACTTGAAGCTCCTGTAGCCAAAGGAATTGGCATTCGCCCCGAGGGGAATGTAGTCAGGGTCCCATTCTACCTCGTAGGTGCCTTGATCCGTCGATCGGACGGTCAACAGGTCCCCATAGAGGTTGATGTCAAATCCAGCGGGGTGCTTCAGAAGGGTCAAGACCGCCTGAATCTCAGCCCTTAGCTCTCGTCGTCGTCCTCTCGAAGTCGGTCCAACCATGATTGACCCTCTGGTGCAGGTGTAGATTCCTTGCGCTTACGTCCCCGACGTGCGGGCGCCGCTGGGGCTTGGGGCTCTGGTGTTGCCACGGTCGGGGGTGCTGGCGTTTGCGGGCGTTGCTGGTGCTCAGCTAGACGCCTGACTCTGCCTTGAAGATCCTCAATGGCTTCAGCTTGCGCACGAAGACGGGTGCGTACCATATCCAGGACGTCTTCGGACAGGTTGGAAGTCTCGTGCCGGATCATCCATGTCATGTAGTAACGCCAGGCCCGCCAAATCAAAATGAGCGCAAGCGAGAGAAGCATGGCGGCGACCCGCCAGTCACGGATGATGTAGGTCGAGACTTTCTCAAACCACGTCATTGGGGTCTATGTCCCAGGCTGGACGTGCGGGTTGCTGTTCAAAAGCCTTGATGGGGGCGTAGCTACGGCGGTGGATCGGGCAGGGGCCGAGCTTGCGCAGCGCCTCCTCGTGGACTTTGGTGCCGTATCCCTTGTGCTTCTCGAATCCGTAGCCGGGGTAGTCTTGAGCAAAGCGGGTCATCTCCCGATCACGGTAGACCTTGGCGATGACGCTTGCCAAGGTGATGGCAGGGACGATCTGGTCACCTTTGGGGAGGCAGAAGACTTGGGGGTTGTGCTCCGGATCCAGGTTGGGGTTGATGCTCCCATCCACGATCACGATGGGGTTCACCGGGAGGCGGTGGAACGTCCCCTGGATCGCAAGGCGATGAGCCAAGCGTAGGGCCGCTGAAGCCCCGAGGCGGTCAATCTCCTCGGGGGGCATGACGTAGGGGCTGATGACGATGCTATCGTTTGGCTTGAGCCAATAGCGGTCAAAGATACGCTCCCGTTCGGTCTCGGTGAGCATCTTGGAGTCACGCCAAGGGTTGCCTGGGCCACGGTTTCGGAATTCAGGATCGGTGGGTTCCCAATCACAAGAGACGGCGACCGCGCAGGTGAGGAGGGGGCCAGCCCAGGCCCCGTAGCCAGCCTCGTCGCTTCCGACAATCGGGGTGGCCCTTGCAGTATCGATGGTGGGGATGCCTGTCTTGAGCATGATGCCATCTACACCAGATTAGCCGTGTCGCACAACCCTCGAAGCTGGATTTCAGCGGTATGTAGCGCAGCTTTGTAGACCTGCATCTGCCAGGAGTTGAGCCGCACGCCACGGACCGGAACGAAGAGGGCCTTCTTGAGCTTGACGCCATCCATCAGACGCCCACCGGGGTAAGTCACCTTGCAGAGTTCGAGGGGATCAACAACAAGCTGACCAAGCACGACGTGGGCGGCGGAGTCAGCCCCCATGCGACCGTCGTCACAATAGTGTCCAGGGCATGTTGCGACGTCAGCCAGGATGGCCTTGGCGGACCAGAGGACCGTGAGGTGGTGCATGGCAGCACCGGGGAGGTTGTTGAGCGTTTTACCAATGACACTGGAAGTCGTGTGTTGAACCATGCCTCAAAGCTACACCGGATCAACCTCTAGGGTGCGGTTTATCTTCTTGAGGTCGTCAAGCTCCTCCAGCTCCTTGGTTATGCTGAACGCCTCCAGCTCCTTGGCTTCCGCCCGCAGCCTTCGAAGCTCCTTCAATTGCTTGGCGAAGGCTGCCTCTGCTACGGTGATATTGTCTCGGAGGGACTTCTGGTATGCTTCACGATACTGGTTGAACCGTAGCGCGGCGGCTTCCAGTGTTAGATCGCACTTCGACTTGGGGTAGGCGTACACCTTACCCACCTCCTCGGAGCGCGTCTTGTATCTCGCGCCGGACCAAATCAGATCGAGCTTGATGCCGAGGAAGGCAGGGCCGCCCATCCGGACGGGCCGATCGCGTTCGCCTACGCACGTAAGCATGTGGATCGCCATGGATTGGAGGCTGAGCCCCTTGTCAACGAAGTAGAGGGTCTTTGGGAGGGAGCGGAGGGCGCACCAATCGTCGGCGACGTCCATGGTAGCGTTGGGCTTTGGTGCTACAGGGGGAGCGCAAAGCTCATCCCAGTCGTCTTCGATGGTCATGGCGTCCTCATACGAGCACGTGCTTCACGTTGTGCTTGGTTACCTTGCCCTTCTTGAGGCGAAGCCCTGAGAAGGAGTCACCGCCCTCCCAAGTCAAGACCAGGTCCGCCGACCCGTTGAAGGCGGGGAGGATCTTCTTGAGCAGATCTTCGGAGCCGCTGTTACCGCTCCACCAGATGTGCTTGGGGTAGATCCTGCCGTTCTTGACGGTCTGGCCTTTGACCCAGCCGGGATCGAAGATGTTGACCTCTGGGAGGTACTCGTCCTCCGCGTACTTCTCCTCGAGGGCCTTGTAGTCCTCCAGAGAAATGTAGAAGTCCTTGGATTCGACGATCTGGATTGAATCGATGTTGTAACTCATGCTGCTCCTATGCCCCAAGGTGCTGAGGATCAACTAGAAAAGGGTCGAATCCGACATCTTTCGACGGAAGGCGACGCGGCCGGGCTCTTGCCCAGGGGCCGTCCAAACCTCGTAGACGCGTCCGTGGGCGCTTAGGTTGCCCCGGTAGTCCCGGTGCTCATAGCTCGGGGGCGTAAAGCGCGTGCCCCATTCCGGCTGGATAGCTGCGAGGGTATCCTTGTGGAAGACGAGCTTGATGCTTGAGGTCTCGTCAACAAGACGCCGGTCGAGAACGTCGGCCATACGGATGGAGTCTTCGCTCATTTGGTTTCTGCCTCAAGTAGAGCCCGAACGCGGGCGATCTCTTCGGGGGTATGCACGGTCCCACCCGTGTTGAAATCGAGGTACCATCGGAGGACATCGGCTCGGGTATCCAAGTCGTTCACGTGGAACTTGACGCCGTGGTGGCTGCGCATGAACCCCGTAAACTCCGAGCGCTTGTGCCCGAACACGGGGATCTCGTCATGGAGGAAGCGGAGGAGGGCGTGGAGCCGTTGCTTGCCGTCTACAAGCACGAAGTCCTTGATGTCTCCTTGGGTCCATCCAATGCAGTTGAAAAGGATGTCCCGGCCGGTGCGACCCCCTCGGAGGATGTGCTCGACGTAGCGGATCTGCTGCTCGTCGACCCATACATGGGGCCGTTGGAAGTCAGGGTCCAGGTTGCAGCCGTACTTCTCAACGTACCGCTGAAGGCTCGCTTCCAGCCCGTCAAGGGGGACGTCGACGTAGTAGCTTGCGTCGCGGGTGTAGGGCTTGATCTCATCGAAGTTCATTGGACCCTCTGGAGCGCTTCTGTCACGTATTTCTTGCAGGCGGCCTTGGCGTCCTCAATGTCCGTGTAAGGAGGGATGCCCTTGGCGGCGGAATTGAAGAGGGCGATGCCGTAGGTGTCACAAGCTGCCCACCAGTACCAGCCATTGGGGCATCGGCCGTAGTGGACGTGCCCGACCGCTACGCCCTTGTAGCGAAGGTCGTAGCCTCGTGGCCCTTGGCTTACGCGGGCGAGGCCCGTTTCGTTCGCTTGCTTTTTCCAAGTGAGGCGCATTAGTCTCTCCCGGGGATCGAAACCCAGCGTTCCGAGCCGTCCTTGGCGTAGGCTTTGTAGAGCACCACCAGCCCGTTGGCCTTGGCGTAGGTGTCACAGGCTTCGCGGCCCTTGGCGACCGTCTTTCCGTTGACTTGTAGCTGGGGGCCTTTGCGGGTTTCGATGTATTTAGCGAACATGCCCTCTGTATGCCGGTCAAGGTTGGGGATCAACGTTATTTGCAGAGCCAGGCGACGAGAAGTACCAGGAGGCAGGAGACGATCGGGATGGCATAGCCAGCAGGGGCCAGCTTGTCGCCCATATCGGAGATGCGAATGCGTGTGGGGCGCACAACGGCTGAGCTGAGGAGGAACGTGATGACGAAGGCCGCCTTGAGGGAGATCTGCTGCCAGCCCGTCAAGGGGACGATGTGCCAAGCCCAAACAACCTTGAGGGTGTATGCCTCAAGGAGGGACACGCCGGGGACCCAGAGGAAGAGGAACGCGATGATCTTCCAGAAGGACGTGAGCCGCGTCATTCGTTGCTGGATGTCCTTGGAGGTCTGGAGGATCCGAACCTGTGTGTCTGTGGAGGCAAGCTCCCAAGAATTCCAGGGTATGACGGCACCCCAGAGCCCGTTATCGAGGTGCTCGATGGTGATGGGAAGCTCCCGTTCAGTGACACATGCTGCCTTGAGCAGGTTCAAGTCACCGGAGCTGGCGAGGACGTGGTAACGGTGGAGAGATGCGTCAACGTGGATTTTGAAGTCAGGCATACCGGGGATCTACACCGGGAATCGGTACCACACGAAGCCATGCTCGGTACATTCGGCGACCCCGAGGTTCCCCTCGAGCTTGAGGTGGCGTACGTCCCCACCCTCCTTGCACATCGGGCAGGGCGCCTTGAAGGAGGCGAGAACCTTGGCGGTCCCACCCCCGGCTTCTGGCGGGACCTTAACCCAATCGGGGACGTCTCCCCCAAGCAGGAGCATTGTGGGGTCGTCACGGCCAATGGCTGCGACGTCTCCGGGGCGGCGGTTGAACCATTCGGTTGCCATCATGACTCCTTCGAGAAGACCACCAGGGCGGCGGCCAAGATATGCTTGCAGCGGATCTGACGCTTGGCGAAGTCGCCGCAGGTGCATTCGCTGCGGTGTGACTTCTTGACTAGCTTGACGAGGTAGCGGTGACCCTCGCTACCCTCGACCACAAAGATGTCCTTGTCTTGAGTTGCCTCAACATTCGCCACCAGGGCCTTCGCGCGCTCGAGGCGGTCGGCCAATTCGGGGGCGACCTTGGTCCAGCGAGCTGCGGTGGCGTTTACGGCGGCGGCGGTGGGGGCGTTCATCATGCCCCTGTTATGCCGCGACGACGACGCGATCAACACTTTTCGTTGACTCGAGGAACTCCTCCCGGAGATCCTCGAGCCTGTGTTGGGGGTAGGTCAAACGCAAGGAGGCGAAGTCCGCCAACGGGCGGGTAGCCAATGCGAAGTAGGTGGTCCTCTTCGAGATGAACCCGGTAAGGGCCACCTCTTCCGGAAGGGCCACACGAGACCGCTCACTCCAAAAGGGGTTGGATGTGAGGAAAAGGACGTGGGCTTGGACCCCCTCGACTTCAAGCAGGATCGCCCAATGCTCGGAACAGCCATCGTAGTGCCGCAACACGGTGCCTGGGGCGAATCTATCGGGCGGTGCTGGGGGAGCCTCAACGCGATTGGCGAGGGCCTTCTTTGCGATGCCCCAGCATTCGTCAACGTTCCGCGCCATCACTTCGTACAAGGCGATGACGTTGTAGTGCTCACGGATGCTGGCCTCTCGGCTCTTCTTGGCCACGAAGATGGCCAGATGGTTTCGTACCCTGTGAAGCCCGTAGATCCACGGCTTGGGGGTTTGCTTGGGGCGGGCTTTCTTCTCGGGGAGCTGACTGTCAAGCGCCTTGTTGTAGGGACGGATGTACGTTGAGCAGAAGGCGCAGACTACCTTAGCGTCCTTCACGTAGGTGTAGCTGGCTTGACAAGATGGACATACGTCGGCGGTCTCCATAGAGCCTCCTTCATCCGCTTTTGGCGGGGCGTCGTAGTTATGCCGGAGGCCGCACAAGATCAACGACTTGTCGGGTCCCAACCGCTTTTGATTGCGCCTTGGACGATCCTGGTGACGTCGCTGGGGGTCACCGTGCCGTAGACCGTGAATTGCTTAGGTTTGCCGGGCCGGTCCACGTCTTCTTGGACCGTGAGGATAGACTTGCTGGGGTCGAGCTTATCAAGCCGAGCCATCCAGCGGTAGGTCCTGCCGTTGATCTCAATGCCGCGACTTGCTTTTCGGGGGATTCCCATCAAACACGCTCCCAACGCGCACGGTATTCCTGCGCATATTCCAGGTGGTAATGCACACGATCGTTATGCTGCATGATGCCCCGAGCCATTATGTGCCCAATGGCCCCAAGCAGCTCAAACCGACTCAAACCTTGGAGGGCGGGGAGGAGTACTTCCGGGGGATCTTTGAAACACGCCCGGTCTAGCTGCATGAAGGCCAGGGATGCCGGAAGGTCCTCCGGGACGTCAACACGAGGAACGTCGACGGCGTGTGGGGGCACCTCGGTGTCCACGGGGGTTACGGCGTGTCGCAGCCCTACCGGAACAGCCTCAAGGGCAGGGTCCTTGCCCGTCAGGATAAGGACATCGGCAAAGTGAATGTCCTCCCTACATCGGGCCACACACTGTACGATTTCATCCGAGAGCGTGCCTGTGGTGAGTAAGACGTGTTGACGCAACATGAGCGTTTTACGACGCGCCTCAAGGATTTCCGAGACTTGTGCTATGGCGCATTGCTGCACCTTAGCTCCGTAGGCCGATCCGTGGTGAAACGCCCCACAGAGGTCATTGTGTAACTCTTGGGGATCCTCCGAGCGTACGTAAATGATCGGCTGTAGCCCGCGTAGGTAGGTTCTGAGAAGGGTGGGTAACATGTGGGCTCCTGCTGGTACTACACCGCGCGCTTCTGGTCGCGCTCGTAGGACATCTTGACGGCGTGCTCTTCGGGGCTGAGGGTGATGGTGCTATCAGGGCTGCCGTTCCAGTAAGGCTCCAGCCCGGCTGCCTCGAGGGCTGCCAAGACCAGGGCGCCGACCTTGGTGGTGTCAAGCCCGATCGGGCCGAGCTGCTGGCTGTCAAGCTGGCCGAACCGGATGTGAAGGGTCTCTCCATCCAAGAAGCTCTCGGTGTCTTGGTGGTGGTAGAACACCGAACCGTTGACCTTCTTGCCCTTGTTGACGCGAATGACGGCGTCTTCAGTGATCGCGTAGCCTGCGCAAGAGGAGCAGCATTCGTAGTTCTGCCTGGCGATCAGGCCCATGGCGCGCATTGCCGCGAATGCCTTGTTGAGGCGGTACTTCATGTCGGTAACGGCGCTGGTGATTTCGTAGCTGGGGCGGTAGTGGTGGCGGCTCATGCCCTATGTATGCCGGGGCAGGCAGGGGATCAACGGTGTAGCGACATCCATGTCGAGAAAATTCGAGACCGCCTTGCGGCGCAAGGGGCTCCGAGACCGGGCCGTTGCACATCTAGGCGGGAAGTGCCTGATTTGCGGCTACGACAAATGCTCCGAAGGGTTTGACTTTCACCATGTCGACCCGATGGGCAAGGACTTCACGATCTCGAACAAGATGACCTCGTGGGCGCGAATCCTTCCGGAGCTTTCCAAATGCGTGCTCCTTTGCTGTAGGTGTCACCGTGAGGTCCATGCGGGTTGGCACGTCGGCTTTCTTGCCACGGAGCCCGCCCATAGTGAACCTGCCGTAGGAGGCATCTCGGTCCAGCTCGATTTGGTTCGTTAATCTCCATGGTTAGCTGATCAGGTATGAGCAGCGTGCATCGCCTAATCCGAGCCTCCCAAGCGGTAACACCGCTCGCCGAGGTTCGCTTCAAGGGTATCCCCGACCGAGAGGATTGGGTAGTGTGTCAGGTCTTGGCCGGTGGGGTCATCCTTGCGGAGTCAGCGGCGGGGCCGGTGGATACTGTCATGGAGGACGTGATTGGGCGGCTCGAGAAGATGAGTCAGCGGATCCACCTTGCGGCGGTTAGGGAGGAAGAGGAGGGCTAAGCCCAGGTGATGTGTGTGGCACCCCTCTTGACGAGAACTTCAACGTTCTCCGCGAGCTGGGCTAGGCGGCGGGAGAGGTACTCCTCGTCGATGCCTTGGCTGTAGACACGGACGGGGCGAAGCTCAATTGTCCCGTCGCCGTTGTCACGGGGTTTGCCGTATTCGATCTCCGTAGCGCGGGTGCAGGCGCCCGCCTTGGAGTCGAAGGTGTTGACAGCGCGCATGATGGCGCGCCGCATCTCGGGGACAGTGACCTCCCCGACCATACCGTCGGGACCCATGGGCTCGAAGCCCAGCAGCTTCAGGAGCGCTGATGCATTCATATTTGAGAGGTTGAGGTCGAGGATGTCCTCATCGCCCTCGCCCATGTGTACGGTCGTGGGGATTGTGTGGGTTTCCCCGGAGGAGAAGTTCACGGTGCGGGTGACGTTGTGGTTGGTGCCGTAGAAGGTGACGCTCATGTCCCTAGTATGCCGAGGGTCCTTGGCGATCAACAGAATCTTGCGAGGTCCTTTTGAAGGTCCAGGCTTCGAGGGCATTCGTCAAGGAGGTGGAGGACCCGCTGAAGCTCTCGAGGTGGAACCTCTTGCAGGACGTTCTTGGCATCCAAGAGCTGCTCGATAGCATACTCAGGGTCTTCCAGTACGTAGCCCGGATGGCTACGCTGACTACGGCGGGCTGTGCCCCTACAGTAGTTGTAGAACTCATTGTGAAGGGCCGTCCACAAAGTATCACGGAACGCCCGCTTTGGGCGGCTCAACCAGACCTCTGACTCCAAGAGGCGGAGGAAGAGATGCTGAACGACGTCGTCCAAGTCCTCGGGGTTCTCAAGGTAGGCCAAGGTCCATACACGGACAGCCTCCTGACAAGTCACGATGAATTCGTTCGCGGTGAGAGGGGCGACTCGGAGGGGAGTGAAGAGCCTTCTGGCTTGTCTATAGGATTCGTAGTCTGTTACGTTCATGCAGGTGAGTACACCGATGAATCGTTCAGATCAACAGAATCTTGCAGGCGGCGGCGTTCGGATGCCTTGAGCTTCCAGGCGGGGCGGGCTCCATTCAGATGCCTTGATTAATCTACTTGTGATTCTGATGAGGCATGCCACAGAAGATTTGCTTTAAGTGTAAGCTGCCCAAAGACCTTGAGAGTGATTTCTTCAGGTGCCGGTCACGTGGGGATGGTCGTGGGGCGTGGTGCAAAGACTGTACCGTGAAGTACAATAAAGCCCGGCGAAAAGCCGATCCAGAGGGGACGTCAGAGCATTCCCGGTGGTACTTCCTCGGCTGGAAATACGGGATTACTCGGGAGCAGTACGAGCGGATGTTCGAAGCACAGGGCGGATGTTGTGCCATTTGCCGGATTCCCGACGCCCAGGCGAATCGCCCAGGCAAACAGCGCAACAGTCAGAGTAGTCGCGGTCTTTGTGTTGACCATGATCACCAAACCGGCGTTGTTCGCGGACTCTTGTGTAACACCTGCAATCGAGCCATTGGATATCTCAAGGACAGCCCGGAGGTTTTACTGCGTGCTATGTTATATCTTCAAGCAGCTCGCGCTGGATCTTGCGACGCTCTGACGGACGGAGCTGGTGTTTAGCCCTAGCCCCACACACTTTCCAGTATTTGCACATGATGCATCCGGATCGGCGATTCTTGGGGCGCTTTCGTTTGTGGTGCATGGTATCTCCTTGACCGGCGCAACCGGCGCGGTCATGAAGAACCAGAGGAAGCGGATGTCCATTATCATGCCCCGGGGCATAGCATTGAAAGACTAGGTTGGCACGCCTTCTCTTGTGCGGGTGATGTCGGATCCTCTTCGGGTGGCGAGCACAAGCCAGGTTCCAGGCGACTTGGCGACGACTTCTTGAGCCATATCGCGCTGCATATACCGGACACCCCCATCGCTTTGCTGCCCTGGCCCATGGACTTCCCACCAGATCCCTTCAGCATCCCACATGGTCCCTGCGTCCCGGAAGCCCGCCTCATGGACGTTGAAGAAGCTGAAGGGGGCGTCGTAAGGGTAGTTGTCCCCATTGTCATGGGCGATGAAGATCGTGCCCCCACGGGTGAAAGCCCACAAGCGATCCGTGAGCCAATCGACGTAGGTGTCATCGGAGCGGCTTTGGTACTGCTTGATGACAGCCCGCATGGCGTCGCGGTCCTGCGTGACGGAGGCGAGGAATGCCTCCTCATAGCGAAAGTTTCGGACGGTGAACAGCTCACGCGTCTCAAGGTTCACGACGAAGGCGTCAACTCCCATGGGGGTCTCCTAGTGCGTCATCCATTGCGTTCATCTTGACCCGAAGGGGGTCGTAGTACTTCTTGGGCGGCGTTCCGTCCAGCTTGGCGGAGACGGTTCGCCCACACTTTCGACACAGATAGAACCGGCCGAAGGTCCCATCCCGGAGGGTCATGTGGCGCCCGCAATCCGGGCAAGGAAGGTCCTTCACAGCGCGGTCCGGGGCGATGTGCTCCTTGGCTATTTGCAGACGGTGGATGGCATCCCTTTTGGCAGGAGATACCTCCTTCCAGAATGCAATCATCTTGAGCTGCTTTTCCGTCTTGGGCTTTTCC